CCGTCAGATATAGGTTTTAACGAGTCGGTCAGGTTGGCCGACGATCTTTATAAATTATATTCAAAATAATTCATCATGTCAGAAACGACAATTAAAAAGTCTCCAGGGAGACCGAAGGCTGCGGCCCCAAAGCCAGCAGCCGCTAAGAAGCGCACTATTAAGCGCAAAGAAATTATCAACGCTGGAAATAGCGAATATGAGATTATTCGTGGAGGCGGAGTAGTATTTATGCTACCCCAAAAGGGAGTAACTGTATTCGACAAGGAATCAGAGTCCGTAAGAGAAATGAGATATTGTCCAAATGAGCCAAGCATTTGGAGGGACGAGCAAAGCGAAAACGCTGTTAGAAAGTCTGTAGTATTTGAAAACGGCAGACTTTTTGTTCCGTTTGACAAGCCTAATTTGAAAGAGTTTTTGGAAAAGCATCCAGGAAATTCTCAAAATGGAGGCAGCACATTTAAGCTTGTCAACAAAAAGAGAGACGCCGAAAAGGAACTTGAAAAGGAGTTTAAGCTTACTGAAGCCGTTGCGTTGGTTCGAGATACAGACATCAACGATCTTCTGCCTATTGCTATTTATTTCAAGATCGGAATTGACTCTCCAGTGTCTGAAATCAGATACAACCTTTTAAATATCGCTAAAAAGAAGCCTAACGAGTTTATTGAAGCGTTTGACTCTCCAAGCGTTCAAACTAGAGCTACGATTCAACAAGCAGGAAGCTATCAAATTATCAAGCTGTCAAAAGATGCAGTAAGGTGGTTTGATTCTAACTCAATGATTGTATCCGTTCCAGCGGGCATGGACCCAACGGACGTGATGGTTAGATACTGTCTTACAGAGAAGGGAGCTCCTGTTCTCTCAGACATTGAAGAACGGCTAGACAAGCTGGCCTAATGCAGAGCTGACAACGCAAGAGCCACCTTCGGGTGGCTTTTGTTTTTTGTATATTTGTGTCCATGGTAAGTGTAATAGAAGTATATACCATACTCAAGCATCTAGCAAATAAAGAGCAAAAGGGGTTTATTACTCCTGATGTTTTTAATTCATTTGCTAGTGTTGCACAGAGAAACATCATTAACGAGATGTTTGATGAGCTTGAGGGTAATAAGAGAAAGGCTCAGGTCGGTCAAGATCTTCCGAGAAGGAGGTCTTCTTATCAATCTGTTAAAGAAGACTTGGCTGGCTACATAAAGACACATCCGTCTACTTCAGACGATGGAAACCACGACATTCCAGATGATTGCAGAAAAATCATCAACATCAAAAGAGGGTCTACGGTTTTAGACTTGGTGTACGATGTAGAGATCATGGATCACATCAACTCAAGCGTGTTGTCTTCACCTACGTCTGCCTTCCCTGCAGCTCTGATCACTGGATCAATCGAGACCTCTCCAGCGGCATCTAGTATCAGCATTACTTATTATAAAAACCCCGCCGTAAACCCACAGCTGGTTACTGGGCCTAACAATACCTTTGACACCGCAAATAGCGTAGATTTTGATCTTCCAGAGGATTATACGCCAGAGGTTGTATACGAGATTGCCAAGCTTCTTGGAGTAAGGCTTAGAGATCAGAACGTTCAGTTCTTTGGCGCACAAGAAGCACAACAGCAATGAGTCAGAATACAGTACCACTCGATCAAGTAATCAGCGACTTTAAGATTACTATGGACGACTCTGATCATGTCGCCAATGTCACAGACAGAGCCATTCATAACATAGCAAAAAGAGGGCTGAGAGAAATTGGTTTTGACATTAGCAAAAAGGTCAAGACTGTAAAGCTTAGCGTTGAAGACAACGACACTGTGACTCTTCCAGAAGACTTTGTGGACGTCTGCAAGGTTGGAATAATCACAGAGGACGGAGTCATTGTGGCTTTGATATCTAACGAAAATATTACCACGCTTTCAGCTACGGCAAACACGGTCGGCGAGGACGACGAGTTTGATACGCTGATCTTTGAGAACTACCTGCATAACGGCTCGCTTGGAAGGCTGTATGGAATCGGTGGTGGACACGCCCCAGGTCATTACAAGGTGAATTTGGAGGACAACAGAATAGAGATTGGGCAGATTTCAACGCTCTCAGAGGTCGTTCTTGAATACATATCTGATCAGGCCCGCGCCACCAACCCAGAGGTTCATGTATATGCAGAGGAAGCCTTAAGGTGCTACCTGTATTACAAACTGATAGAGAGAAAGTCTGGTGTTCCAGCCAACGAAAAGCAGAGGGCTAGATCCGAATACTACAACGAATTGCGTAAAGCTAGAGCGAGGCTGAGCTCGTTCAATAAAGAGAACGCGCTGGCTACGATTCGCAAGAACTTTATGCTAGCACCTAAGTACTAATGATAGACAAGCTGCAGCCGCGTAAGCTGGACAAAGACTCTGATTACAAGCTTGTCCAGAAGACGTCGATGATCGACGCTCTAAATGTGCATATATCTGAAGCAACCTCTGGTGATCAGGGTAATTCAGGCGTAATAAAACCGATTCGGGGGACTCAAGCGCTGTCATTTACAGATGGCACAGTTATGACTTCTACCGACATTAGGGTCCTAGGAAGCACGGTAGATGACCTTACAGGCGTTTTGTATTTCTACGTGTGGGCAGACGTTCCAGAAGAGCAGGGTGTTTATGCTTACGACAAAAGATCTATTTTGTCTGAAGACGGAGGCCTTATAAAGGTTTACACGAGCGCTACGTTTAACTTTCCTCCAGACGGATTTGTCAAGGGTGATATCGTATACAAGAGGGAGAAGAATAGACCTCAGGACAGCACAATTCCAGACGTAGATTCTATTCTGTATTTTACAGACAATGTAAACGAGCCTCGCAAGCTTGACGTCTATAGAGCGTTGTTTGCTGGCGACATACCTAATAGCGGCAATTTTTTACCTTATAAAATTCATGACATTATCTGTGCGTGCCCTAAGGTGCCTATGGGTAACATTGATTATGAGTTTCAGGCCGACGCAACAAAGCAGGTAAGCAACTTTGAGAAAACGCCAGGTATTCAGTTTGCAGTCCAAGGCGTCTACACCGATGGATCCGTTACTTCGATTGGTCCGTATTCTAAGATTGCATTTCCTCCTTCTATCGTGAACAGGGGTGCGGCTCCTGCCGCAAAGGTTCTTAATCATAATGTATGCAAGATTAAAATACCTACATATGAAGAGGACTTTGAGTATATAAAAATTCTTTTTAGATACGGAAACAAGGCTTCGTTCAGAGAGCTTGCCGAGGTCCCAAACCAAGGCAGCTCTACTGACGAAAACTGGAATAGCACTACTAGGGAGTATAGCTTTTATAACGACCAAGTAGTTAAAGGTGTTTCTCCTTCAGACGTCGCAAAGACGTTTGACAACCTGCCTCGTCAGGCTAGAGCTCAGTCTGTTGTGAGCAACAGACTTGTGTTTTCAAATTTTAAGGAGGGGTTTGATCCATACAAGCCAGAGGTTACAACCACTGTACTTTTTAAGCGCAGACCGCCAGAAGGGGTGGACTTCACTGTAGACATCGTTCCAACCATAGAAGGAAATTGGTCTCCAAATGGAGATGTCATCAATAAGGTTATGGGGTTTGAGATTGATACAGAACAAATCCCAGACGACATATCAGAAGGAACCACCATTAGCGTAGCTTTTTCTTTCTCTCCAGACAAAAACTTTCACGTCTTCGAAGCAAGGGGTGGGTATCAGCAATCCCAACACATAGGCCCAGTTTCTGGAAACTTTAGAGGATTACCTACAGCGTATCAGTACGACGAGGGGAGAGGAAGATATTTTATAGGTGGCAATGGGGAATCAGCAGAAATAGAGGACATTACAGCCTTTTCTAAGGCCGCTGCTCCGCTCGGAATAGATAACTATGTTGAGGGAATAATACCTTCTACTGGTTCGGCTGGATATCTTTTAAATGACGGAAACGGAAGTGAAGGATGGACGTCTGCCTTAAGGTCTGGACAGGGGTCCAGCAGGTGGCTTGACTACAACAACGGAGGCCATCAATATGGATTGAAGTATGATGAAAATCATCCAGAGATTCCTCAGCCGTCGGTAAACGCATTCTTTGGTAGAAACTTTGGTGTAGGATACAGATGCGACGAAGGAGTCGGTAGTTCAAACTACCCATTTAAAAATACAGATGGGACTGAAGAAGAACAATGCCCCACGTACGAATACAAATACAGTACTCTTGAGCCCTTTACTACTAGGTCTGCATATGGGACAAGCGCAGGGAACCCTCTTATATTTCAAGGAGGAGCTCTTTTATTTAATGTCTCTTTTCAGATAACTCAAGACGTGTCAAACGGAAGGGCTATCGTGGCTCAGACCATAGAAGATGCAATGGTCCGTAGAAGCATCACGCATCAGGATAGTGTCAATCTATTGAGTGTTCAAAACGAATACACGCACAAAATTGACATCCAGCTCAAAAACGGAGACAAGATTTATCCAGGAGAGGTAAATTCAGATCTCATATGCGCTTCTGCCGACGTAGGCAACACGGAGAATCCTTCCAACATGATGAATGCTGATAATCTTATTCAGCTTGTGGAGATGGGCGGAAGAGATCGAAGAATTCCAATGCACTACTTTATTGTAAATAAAGCAGATGTGAGGTTCTTTTTTGAACCTGCCTACAGGCCAGCCCTTCCTAGCCCTCGGAAAGCTTTTCAGCTCTCTATAGCTAGCGTAAATCTTGACAGTGAAGACGGTCTGTTTACGTGCATAAAAAGGCCAGAGCCTACAACGCCGTGGTATTGCATTTCGAAGAGTAAAATAGACGATGTATTAGAGAATCAGACGTCTTATAGCTCAATAATGTCAAGCTATACAAACTCGATAAGTGACGACTCTATGTTCTTAGACATGGACGGCATAGATCTTTTTGTCGAAATGCTTGAATATCAAGTAGCGCACAAAATAAATCTAAAGGCTCTCGGAAGGATAAAGTGTAAGGAAACGGATCCAGACAGCGGATTTACTTCATTCTTCCCATGCAGCATAGACATAGATGACGAGCTTTACTCTCCGTCTACTCAGCCTAGCGAAACACAGTTTAGGTTTTCTATCCTAGACGGAGCTGGGGGTCCAGGTGGGTACGCCCCAGGATCGAGCTCTGCCTACGCAAGTCACGATAATGGTAGATTTGGGTCTGTAGCTGGTCAAATGATAGCTACATTTCATGGGGTCCATGATTCAGGAGGCGGAGGCATAAGATCTAAGCTCAAGACAATGGTGCCATCTATAGGCAGCTCTTATAGTGAAGACACGAATCTCGAAGGTTTTGAAGATGGAATGAATGTAGGAGTTAGAGACATTGGTGTTATTGGCGGTGTTTATGTGCAAGACGATGAAGGCATTGGAGCGGCCGATGTGTATCTTCCAGAACAAGGAGGTGATTATAACGATCATTTTTTTGGATACCCTTCAGAGGGTGCAATTAGAACAAGAATTACTCCAGATGTAAATAATTCAGGCGTCCCATCACAAAAGGACGTTGTAGATTGGTGCGGCGGAGAAGGGAATTCAAACACTGATATCACCCCTACAGATGACAGGACTCTTGTAACTTATTTGCTGTGTGGGCCATTTTTTACTGGCAGCATAGCCTTGAACCCAATAGCCACCAATCCGCAGACCGACGCTGGGGAGGAAAATATAAGTGGGGTCGTCAATCACGATGGTGACGACGCCATAGGCCCGCTAAGCGGAGTGTATAACGAGAATAGCCCAACAAACGGATACGAATTTCTTAACGGAGCGACATCAAAGATAAATAAAGATCAGCAGTGGAATCCAGCTGGCGTGTGGGATCAGACAACCACAATGCCATACATTTTTTCTGGTTCTACAAACAGAAGAGTTTACCAAAATCAATTTGCATACTCTACTGTATTTCCGTTCCCTCTTTTGGACGGAGCGAACCTAGCTCCCCCTCCTAGCTCGGAAACAGGGTTTACAGTTTACGATCAGCCAAATTCTCCTTTGTATGAAGATCTCTACGATCAGGGGTCGTTACCGACAGATTTAGGCTGGAATGCTTCTCATCCCACGTTCGGATCTATTAGCTGGGAGGACAAGCCTGGACACGCTGAAATGGCTTCTTCGACGACGTCGGTCACTGGACCTTCAGGAAAGCCTATTATGACGTTTAAGGCAAATGCAAATCACGAATTTGGGATTATATATTATGACGAAAGAGGAAGGCACGGAAGGGTAAATCACCTTACAAGCGTTTATGTTCCTGGGTTCTCTCCAGCAGAAAGAAATGGTATTGCTGATGGCGGACCCGCACACATACGGATGAAGTTCAATAGCGACCCGCCAGAATGGGCGAGATACTATAAAATAGCCTACTCCAAAAATACCTCTATATCAGACTTTTTTCAGTACTCCTCTGGAGGAGCGTTTATTCCGTACGGAGAGAGTCCTATTGACTCTGGCTTGAATTCTGCTAAGTTTTACGTATCTCTAAATTACCTCCAAGGTCACCCTATTTCATATTCTGATTCGTGGGGAGCAAAATCGCAGCTCGGAAGCCCTGTGGTGTTTCAACCAGAGCAGGGAGACAAGGTTAGAGTCATTTCTTACCAGAGAGGATCTGAGAGCCAAACAGAGAAGGTGTTTCCCAGAAACATTGTGTTTGATGTAATTGGCATTGAGTCCTTAGACGAAAGCAGCTCTAATCCTCTATGGAATGTGGACGCCGATGGTGACGTTCCAGAAAACAGAAAAGGATTGTTCTTAACTGTTAGAAACAACCCAGCAAACGAAGGGTTTTCATACGCTGACATTGAACAAAGCGCAGACGGTTGGGGGCAGAATTGCATCATCGAGATATATAGACCAATCGACACTCTAAGTGAAGATGACCGACTCTATTACGAGATAGGTCCTACGTATCGATGTGGCAACCCTCTAGTGAACACAGGCACGCTAGGATCGGCTATTCCAGATATAACCAAGTTTAAGCACTTGAATCACAACCATGAGGACGATTCAATAGAGATTACAGACGGAGATGTTTTCTTCAGAAACACTGCTGTAAACCTCAGGGAATTTGATGGTGACGAATTTATAGACCTTATAAGAAGCGAACAGGTTGACGTAGACGGCGATGGCACGTTAGATGACGAATGGATTGTCACTTCAGAACCAAACTTTAAGAGTATATATACCGAAGCCATGTCTGCATCGGACCTCTTTAAGTCCGATGCAATATCAATAGGGAGACCAAACAAAATAGACAATGACGAAAAGGAGGTTAGGCGAATAGCGTCACTTGTCCACTCAGATAAAGACATAGCAAAAAGCTCTAAAGTCGGTTACTCATCCTTTAACGGGAGCGAATCTAACGACAAGGATCTTGATATTGTTCACGGCCAAGTAGATTACACGGCAAATACAAACGATTCTCTTCTGGTTATTCAGAGAAACAGAGTCTCTCAAATTCCTGTGGACAGGAATCTTATATCTACAGCCGACAATGAACCAAGCCTTATTTCTTCGTCTAATTTCCTTAACACACCTAGATATTACGCAGGGAAAGCTGGTTCTGACGGGAATCCAGAGAGTGTGGCTATGGAGAACGGAAACGCTTACTTTGTTCACAAGTCTGACGGCAAGGTCTTTAGGTTTAGCCCTTCAAACGGCATTATACCTATTTCTGACAAAGGAATGAAGGCGTACTTTAGAGATCTTCTTGGATCTGTGGGAAAGAATGATAAGATTATAGGTGGGTACGACCCCGTAAAAGGGGAGTACCTTATCACTATAAAAAACATAAGTGAACTTACGGATCAAAATGGATATGTGATTCCGCTCTTTGGTATTCCAGATCTCACGTTTAATACAGACTTTCTACCTAATTCAACTACTATACAGGCGGAAACAACTAGCGTATCTAGCGGAGATAGCCTGTTTGAAAGCGAGGAAGCCGACACAGACCCCGCAAGCGTTTAACGTCAGAAAAACAAAAGAATCAAAATGACTATAGCGTTTTCTACAAGGAGCTTAGACTGGACCACCAGATATTCTTTTTCTGCGGACGAATTTGGAGTCACGGATGAAGAAATGGTTTCGTTTGTGAACTCAAGCAGCATTGCCTGGGAGCACGACAAAACAGACTCATATAACAGCTTTCATGGAACTACCTATCCTTCTGAGATTGAGATAGTTACAAATGAAGACCCTTCTGCTGGAAAGATATACGAGGCCTTTTCTGTAGAATCTACTGCTGGAAACTGGAGTGGAGAGTTCATTACAGAGACTGGAGAAACTCAGGCTAGTAGTTTCTCTGCTGGGTCGCTCGTAGAAAAAGAAGGGAAGCACTATATAGATGTACCTAAAAGCTCCTCTAGCATTGACCCTACGATTAAATATGTGGGCAAAACAACCATAGGCAATCTAAGAGAGGCTCAATCGACCAATAGTATAAAGATAGAGGGAAAGCTTCTTTCTGTTCCGAATACATATCTTCTGTTTGCCTTGCCGTCTGGAGAAACCCCTCCTAACGGTCTTTCAGCTACTGCCTGGACTCAGGTTCCAGTAAAATACAGAGGGAATCCATATTTTTACTACCCCAACTTTGATCCGCCAACTAGCTGGAGTCTTACAGAGGTAGACGATTTTGTTGCATTAAACGATGAGTTTATTTCTCTTTTTCAGCCAACATACGATGCGGCAGAAAACACTATTAATTTTCCTATAACCTTTCAGTTTGAGTTTGATAACTCAATGGGCGCCCCATACGGGATGACTGGAGATGAAGACGACTTTAACAATTTGTCTGTTTCAATATACACGACGTCAGGATCTACCGACATGAACGGAGAGGACATGCGCGGAGAATACATGAGGGTGAAGATATCTAGAGAAGGTAGCGACTACTACGAGCTATACTGTGTAAATATCGATCAACACAAAACAAGACTTGACCATAGTTTGGGTCAAAATAACTAAATTTGCAATATGATTAAGTTTCAAGGAGGTGGTCTAAGCCAAGCGAATGCCTACTACATGGCCACTATGAGCCCTGAGCAGCGTGCTGCGATGGCCGAGCAATCTAGAAGAGGTCAGATGAGACAGTCTGGCATGCGCTTAGGGGCTGGGGCTTTTGACTTTTTTAAAGGTAGGGCGGCGCAAAAAGACGCAGAAGGAAGGATCGAGGAACTAGGGGCGCAGGCTGAGGACATTAAAGCGCAGCTTGGGGGCATGAGAGCCCCCAGCTCGATGGACCCAAATACGGTTGCCGAAGCCACAAGAAATGCTGCAATCCTAGGCTTTCAAGACCCAGTGTCTGACACCTCTGACGACTTGGCTTCACAGGCTATGGCTCTCGGGGCTGGCGCAGACCCTTCTAAGTTGTATGCAGCCGCCTCTGCACAAGATCAAGCTGCTGACGCCCGAGAAAGAGCGGAAGCTATGGCTCAATTCAACCAGGGGTTAGGTCTTGCGCAGCAAGACGCACTGAGGGACTATCAGCAAGATTACAATCAGTTGGCTGGTGAGCTCGGCGATGTAAACCAACAACTCAATCAGGCCCAGCAAGAAAGTCTGATTGCGCAACAACAAAAAAATAGAGGTATTCAGGGAGCAATCACTGGAGGCATTGGTATTGCACAATCTCAAGTAAGACCAGGAGAAGACAGAGGGTTTAAAAACTGGTGGGGTCAAAACTTTGGGAACCAAGATCGCACAGACCAAGCGTGGACTGATCAACAAAACATGTTTGATCAACAAGCCCAGATTAGACAGCAGCAACTGCTTAATCAATATAATCAAGGTGACGGTACAGGCGTTACCACAGGCAACGCTCCTGCAGACTCCTACGTAGGTGGGGTCGAAGGAATCCCCCTAGCTTACAATATTGATTTTAATCTTAACGACCCGAACTACGATCCAACGGGTGGACTTGATCCAGGTGTCGACCCGTTGACTGGGGAAGAGGTCGAGGATTGGGTGCGCATAGCAAATATGAAGAACAACGCTATGCTGAGGGCTGTTAACAGGGATTATGCCCAAGGCGGTTCCGTACAGCAGACCCCAGGTGAATACGACCACGACACCAACGACATGATCTTGATGGCGCAGGGGAGAGACGGTATGCTTGTAGACACTGGTATTCGTCAGACGGGAGGAGAGTACGTTATCGATCCGTTTGACGCAGGAAACATGCGTCAGGCTCATGACAAGATTGATCCTATGGAGCTAGAGGCCGTAAGAACTGGTCGCGCCGAGCTCAGCGAAGAGCTCTTGGCGGCCCTTATGCAGCTGTACGACGCCCTTCGTTTTGTCGACGAGCCTCAATTCCAGGACGACTACTACGAAAAGAAAATGAACGGATATGCCTAAGCAAAAGTATTACGACTATCTAAAGCCTGAGGCCCCTGCTCCGACGTTCTCGGATATGGTCGATCAGCAGATTGCGCTTATCAACGAAAGAAAGTCGCAAGAAGCTGCACAGCAGATGCAAATCGCTGCGCAGCAGCAAAAGATACAAGACTCTCAGGCCCAAGAACTATACAAGTTTAAGGTAGAAGATTTGTCAGAGCTGGATAGAGAGCTGTTCAACGCCAAGAAAGAATGGATGGGGGACCGCATCAACTCTTACTACTACAGCGGCAACAAAAGAGGCGAGTTCATGCAGGATGTAGCGGCTCTAAAGAACAGATTTGAAGAGCTAAAAGTCCATACAGACAACACGAAAGCAGAAAGAGCAAAGCTGGAGGGGTACGTTTCTGGCACGACACCGTGGACAGATACGGCTATGGAGCTTAAGGACGACATCAACTCGTACAACCTCAAGCTTGAAAACTGGAAGAAGGGTGGAATAGATCCGTCTACGATACAGGTTGATCCAGCCACAGGCGACGCATATGCCCAATACACGGACATCAATGGTAACCCTCTTCTTGACGAACAGGGAAATCCTCAGTTTGGCATGGCGCACCTGTCTCCAACTAGAGGCGCAAAAGAATACTTTACGCCTACGGTTTCTCCGTACGGGAACTTGCTGCCAGGAAAATACTCCAAAGATTTTTCCGCAGCAGCAAGCAGACTCAAGAGCAACCCAAACATGACGTACGAGCAGAAGGTGGCTGAGCTTCAGGCATGGGTGACCGCAGACGCTATGCAGAACGCAGCCGTCAACGCTACGGCAATGAATGTGTTCAACGAGAACTACGGGAAGAAGGCTACTACTGTGCTAGAGAACGACGCTAAAACCGACCCAGGAGACGGTAGTTACGTGCCTATACACTTGAGAGAGTATGTAGACGAGACCATGAAGTTCCTTATAGGGAACCTTGAAGACACTTCGTCTGACGGCAGCGGAGGATCTCTAAAAGGCGGCTTCCCCTCTATTGTAACGTTTGATAAGACTTTGTACTCCCCTCCATATGTAAGGATGGATAGCGCTGATAATATGCACGACTTTTATGGGTCAGGCAATCTTATGAATGGGATTACAAACCTGATGGTTCCTAAGGCTGGAACAGGTGGGTCAAATATTATTGTCCCAGTTAGTCATGATGCTAATTGGCACGGGGCTGATCCAAGATATGGACAAGACGACACCAACTTTAAGGTTCTGGCCCTGGCTGTAGACCAGGACAAGAACCTGGTGGTAGATATAGAGATGTATTTTAAACTTACGGAAGAAGAGGCAGCTATGGATCCAGAATTGCAGGACAGAAAAGCAAAGCTTATTTCAATGGGCCTTCCAGAAGAAGCCGAAAAAATTTCAAGGAAAAAGAAAGTAGTACACACCGTTATAGCTCCAGTGTCTTACGGAAACTCATTCCCATACAAGACTCAAAGAAACCCAGAATATATGAGTATTTTGGCTCAGCTTGCAGCGGCTAAAGGGTACAAGATTGACAATCAGCTTGACGCTGCAGCAAAGGGGCTGGACATCCTTGAAGACTTTAACGATGAGCAGGCGCAAATTGCTTACTCATTGCCTCAGGGACAATAAAGTTCATTATATTTGTAAAAAGCATTTAAATGGCTAAAACCAACAAAGAGTACTTGGAAGGCCTCGAAGGTCAGGACCAATCTTTTTTTTTTAGGAGAAGATTCAACGGAGGTTTCAAACTCGGGTTCTCCTTCAGGCGGGACTTCATCGGGATCTACCTCGAATTCCCAAAAAGAACCTATAGGTTCGGATATTCAACTTCTTGACGTTAGCACTATACCTCCTAATGTATGGAAGTTAATTTCAAACTCTCCTCATCCGACATATTACAGTCCTGACAGACGTCCCAACGATCCAGCTAACGACGTAACCCCTCAAGAATTTACGTCGTATCAGGAAGAGGGGGATGAGCCGTTCTACTTCGATTCAAATGCCTCTAATCTTGATAAGTGGTCGCCAGACAACCCAGGAGGCGTAAGCCCTCTAAGTACCTTGGCCCCCGCTGAATATTACGCGGGAGCATGGAGCAGAACAACGATTCCAGCCTCCTTATATGTCGAAGAAGCGAAGTATTTAGATGCAAAATTCAACATAGAGCCTCGTTCTGGTAGAAAATACCCTTACAAAGGCACCACAGGCGTTCTTAAAAATGGGACAATCATTCCAGACGCCATTGGCGACATATCTGTTCTAAACAACTTTCAATATGGAAGCCTCGAAGAATCTTTTGAGGATCACATGAAAGACGTAAAGGCCGAAATTCTACAGAAGGCAGAAGAGTTTCCTGACGACTTTAAACTTATGTCGGAAGAAGATCAGAGGGCTTGGGTTGCTAATAGGCAGGTCAAGTTAGAAAGCATGTGGAATAATGCGTATGACGAATGGGACATTAATGTGCAGCAACCTGTACTTAAGCAAATAGAAAATGTTAACGCAAACGTCCAGCTTCAAAATACATGGAGCCCAGAAGTCATAAATGCACTGTTCAGAGTTTCCGATCCAGAGTCCGTGGAAGAGGCTTTTGGTGGCGACACAATAGACTTTAGTAAGTTGCGACCTAGAACAGGCGTAGGAGAATTTAAATTTTCAGAAGATGCGCCTGGGATACCTATACCTCAGGTCACTGTAAATATTCCAGGATTTGGAATAACAAACAATGTGGGCCTTTCTCTGAATGACTTTTTTGCGGGTTCAGATCAGGAGTTACCTCAACAAATGTTTGAGCCTGTGTACGGGGACGTAAGATCGCTTCAGATCGTAGACAGAGAAGAGCGTAGAGCAAGACCTACAGACCAAATTGGAGTTATAGGGTCTAAACTAACAGAAGAAGGTAAAAAGTGGTTCGAAAAATGGGTTGACCCTAGAGCTGAAAAATACACTCAACAGGCATTGTCACAGGCGGATTCGATGTACAGGAATTCGTGGTATAGAGGAGGACTTCTTGGGATGCTAGAAAAAACCATTGAAAGAAATGTTCATCCAAGAAGTATTGACCCATACGAGACTGGCGGTGGTGAAGCGGGAAATATAGTTCGGCCAGCCGACCCCCGTCTCCAGGGGGAAGGCGACCGCGCAAGGTCTAAACAAGCACGTGATATAGAAAAGGAATTTTTCAATGCGCTAGAGACTTTAGGCAAAGCTCTTCGTCCAGAAATTGAAACCAATAGAAAAGATTGGGATAATATATACTCGTCGGCTTATATAGATTACGCTAAAAAAGTTCTTCCATCCATCCGCGCCTACACAAACCAGACAAAATACGGACTCGAAAATGTTTCTAAGGAAACTGCGATGAAGTTTTTAATGGATCACGTTGTGCCTGAGACACTTCCAGCGAACTTTGAATCTATAAAAGATAGACAGGATATAAAATCTATTTTTGGCCGAACTTCTTTAGGCAAATATGATGACTTTGTTCAGACTGAAACATATAGAAAGTTCTATGAAAAAGAGCAAAGCTCTGCCTCGTCATACAACGCAGCCATCAACGCCAGTGTTAACAATAAGAAGGAATTCTTAGTCGATCAAAATGGCAATGTTTCCGCAGAAACTCTTTTTCAATTTGAAAGCGGGGTTTATACTTTAGAAGAACTATTATCTTTTGACGATAGTGCTTATGGAGATAGTATCGACGTAATTCCTGTAGAATATGGGGATCATGTAAAGAAAAGTTCTAGAGAGTTTATATTCCATCAAATGCTAGAGAAGCGAGCGAAAAATAAACTGGCAGCTCAATACGGTAGAACAATGGAGTATGGGGAACATGAGGGCACTGACGTTTACGACCAGCTTATTTTCGTCGAGGACCCATACGTATCTGGTCATTATCTCAACACTTCAGATTATTCGTACTTTAAGGACTTAGAAGAGAAGATTTATTTTGACATGCTCAAAGATGATCAGGGATCCCTGATGTCTCTTTATTTTAATTCAGACGGAGTAAAGCTTATGCTCGACGACTCGGAGACGGTCGGAGAGAGAAATAGCAGGTGGAGCGAGATTAAAACAAACTTGAGCCAAGGGGTCGGAGACCTTCAAAGCTCTTTGGATGCTTGGAATTCAAATTCACGAATAGGCCTTGAAGAAAGTGGTTTTGCCAATGTGATCAGGAGCAACCCTCTCACGGCGCCCCTTGAGCCTTTGGCATTGATGTCGGAAGTTACGTGGAGAAGCGATGAAGAGCTAAAAGCAAGCAGGGAAAGATATTACTATCGAGAGTACTACAGAAACCTAGAAAATAGAGCTATTGACCTGAAGAAAAACAAGCTAGCCAATACAGCTTCTATGCTTCACGCATACGGCCAAACTGCGTTAGCGAACGATGCCGATTACCTTGAAGACCTAGAGGGAATTGCATCAAGGGTCTCGTGGGATAACGAGTGGAATGAATATATACTTCCTAGCGTTAGGTCTCTGCCTACAACTGCCGCTGCTATGGCGGCAGGTGCCGTTACAACTGTTGCAACAGGCGGAAACACAGTAGCAGGAGCCCTTGTTGCTGGCGGATTTATGTATAACACAGTTGGGTCTAAGTGGTATTTGGACTCATACTTAGACCCCAACAAAGATTGGATGGATGATGGGTTTTGGGGTAATCGAATGATGACCGCTAGAGGAATGGGGGCCGCTGAAGGCGCAGGTGAATTTGCGCAATTCCTTTTACTTGGTAGCGCAGGTACAATCGTTAAGTATTCAGGATTAGGCTCAGTTTTACCTAAGGCTGCAACCAGGGGGGTTGCAGACAGATTTATAACTAGGGTTATAAACGGAGAGCTGCAGATTGCAGAAAGATCGGCTTTTCAGCTTTTTCAGGATGTAACTATCGGAGGGCTGACGTATCAGGGTGTAAACGCTGTTGGAGAGGCCATCGCCGAAGGCTCAACGGGTGGCTTACAGTATGTATTAGAGCAATATGCTACAAAACAACCTATAGACGCGGGAGAGTTTTGGGACCGCGTTGCTCACGATGCGAAAATAGGTGTATACTCGTCATTTATAATATCTGGTGGCAGCCTCTCGGTTCAGAACGGCACGGCGGCGATTATGAGTCAAATAGATCCAAATTCATATTTAGGTCAAAAATATCAAGCAAAACAAAGGGCAAGAGTTATTGACTCAATAATTCAAAATGGAGAGCTTTACGGAGTCAGAAACGCTCAGCAAGCAAAATCCCTAAGAGACGCGATGAAAAGTCTTAGGGAGTCTCTTGACGGCAGAGACGTTCAGGTCTCCAAAGACGAATTGGCTAAAATTCTTTCTGGCGAACCGTCAAAAGCCATAGCTCTTACAGAGGAAGAGCAAAAATATATGATCCGAATAAAGGCCCTTCTTTCAGAAGTTACAGCGGCGAAGGGCGTTGAAGGATCTGTATATCAGCTTCTTATGGATCAGGGTAGATATGACTTAGTTGCAGAGCAAATAGCAAGAGACAACCTAAATCAATTTTATGAATTTGCTCTTTCTTTTGATGAAAGAGGCATTACTATAGATGGAAATGGTGCGGCGAGAACAGCAGACGGAAAACTAGCCACTGGATATGGCTCAAGGCTGGACTCTATTCTCGGAAAGCTTTCTGAAGAAGAAAGACAGAAGTACACAGAGGGAAAGAAGGCAAATGACTTGGCCACCAAGATATTAAAGGCGCAGGCAAGGACTAATGCCTCTAGGATTTTAGGCCTAAATGTAGTCAATCCATATAGAGGCACGCTAGAAAAACAATCCGAAAACCCTTCAAGTGGGTTTGTCTTGACTGCTGACTCTGATGGTAACGTGGCAGAAGTTGATCCAAGCCAGCTCGACGGCATGGACTCACGGCGAATTGGGCTGATTGAGGTTGCTGCTCAGTTTGTGGCTGATGCAGAAGGACGGGTTAGGGTTATAGTTCACACAGACAGGTCAAGCTTTGTAAAAGCGACTAGAAGTGAGGTTGGTGCTGGAGCTTACTTTGAAGCCACTCAAGAGCAGCGTGAGCAAGGGATGCAAGATGAAGTCCATATACTTATGGATGAGAAAACTTCTGAAGGGGACATCACTAGAGCTTTGGTTCACGAGCTCGGTCACTTCAAGTTTCAGGCGCTCGTAAACAATAGAAAAACAAGAAAAGAGCTGTACGGTAAGATTTTAGAAATAGCTCAAGAGACCAACAAGAAAGGAGAGTTTGTCAATCCTTTTGTTGCTTCGCTTGTAGCTACAGTTCTAGAAGAGTACGGAGAGGCTGGATACGATGAAGTAGCGCTCGAAAAAGAAGTAATTAACCACTTTGTTCAGTCTCTGGCTGCTGGACTACATACAGACGAGGGTATGCTTAACGTGTTTGTAGACCAGATAGGTCGCAAACACATCAGAAAGTCTGACGCCTTGAAAGCGGTGCTTGATTTCTCTGAATACGTAAGTAAAACAGCAGGTGAATACGTTTCATTCAGTAAGTCGGAGTTTGAGCAAGCAAAAATGCACGAGCAACAAGAGCAACAAGCTCAAGAGATGGAGTTTACAGAGGCGGATGAAGGAGTAAACGAACCCAATCCTAACAACCAAGAGGCCATGGAGTCTCGTAAGTTCAGCAAGCCGTTTACTTACCTGCAGAACACAAAGCTGCAATACTCGTTTAATGAGATGGATTATAGCGTACGAGGTGCTTTGTTCCCCGTGCAGAGAACCATGACGGTGACGGTAAAGGATTACAACCACTTTAGAAACCTTTATGCAAAGCTTACTGGAAACGGCGCTGCTCCTGGCCGTATGACCGACATAGTATACTTCAAGGACGGTAAGGCATACAAGGTCAATCCGCCTAAGCCCAAGTTGGACAGGGAGACGGGGGAACCGATTATTATGGAGGTTCCAAAGTACAAGGGGTGGCAAGCAAGACAGATTGAGCAGATGGAGGCTGAGGTTGCGGGTAAGCTTCACATTGTTCGAAACCTAGACGCACTGCAAAGACAATTCCATCAGTCATTTAATAACTCGATAGTAAGCAAATACGCAAACTCAGAGGCATTTTTCCCGTACGAAACATACTCTTTAGAAACTTTCAACAAGATGTCTGCTGCAGAGAAAGCAGTTATCGTTGAAGCGGCTTTAGCAAACCTTAATGCTTTCTTTGAGATGGGACTCACCGTAGAGGAGATAGAGTCTAGGGCAGAACAGCCAGGGTCTCCTCTTCAGTCTCCTTGGCTTGACGTAAAGAAAAACCTAGACATATTTAATGCAGCGAACAACAAGGTAGAGACTAGGGCTGAAAAGAAAGCTAAGCTTCAAGAAGGCGTTGAGCGCCACGGCGTAGCACCGTGGCAGCTCATGCCGAAAGACTCTATGGCTTATGAAAGAAGGAGGGTAAACTTTGCTCTCTTGTCAAATGAGGATCTAAATTACGCGCTTCAAGAACTTAAAAAGCTTGACAGCGGCAGATCTATGGACGGCCCACTTATGCCTCTTCAGTCTATCAAGATCGGATCCCTGGACGGATCCTCGAAGGCCGATAAGCGGAGAGTTCCAAAAAAACATGTTGGAAAAGACGGCCTTATTAAAGGGGTTCCAGAGGTCAATCAAGCAAAGCACCTTCTTGAGGCGGTAAAGAAGCACGTTATGCGACTTAATCCAACGCTCTCCGAGGGAGATGCGCTTCAAGCAGCATTAGTGGCTATTGAAAAAGCTTCGTTTACTACTCACAACATTGATTTGACTAGAGATGGGGTGATTGAATTCAAAATGTCATTTAAGGGTGTTGACGGAAAAACATACACGACGACATTTAGATCAAATCAAAGGCTTGCAGACGGAACGCTTAGAGAAGTCACTGGTCTTGCTGGAGGGCCGCGAGGCGCTATCGGCAGACCTAACGAAGTACACTCTAATACCTCGGAGCAAGCTCAAAAAGAAATTATAACAAACGCCAGAAAGGTTCAACAGTCGGACTCTACTGAACACTATGTGTTGCTTCTTAGAGCCCTTACTGCAGAAAACTCCTTTAAGAATCCGCTCACGTCTGTAATACTCATAGATTCTATGCTTCAAACTATTGAAGAGTTTGGAGATGTGAAGGTTAAAGACGGAAGCAGAACGATCACTGTGAAACAAAAGGTCGCAGAGGTGCTTCAGCAGTACATGGAAAAAGTCCACTCTACCGAAGAGTGGATTGAAATAGAGACAAAATATCTAGACGGAACGGATGAAGTTTTAGACCCGTCTAAGTTTACACTGACTGTTTGGGAGAATTCGTATCAGAACAAGATAAACACCAATGTTCCAGGTCTTTCTCAGAAGAACAACATGGTTCAGATTACCGAGGAGGGCGTCATTAGCTTCCTGACTCAGTTAAAAGAGATTGCCCCAACGTCAGGATTCGGGTTTGGCGCTCGGGGTGATTTCATCGCACGAGTTCTTGGTCCTCAAGTAGGGCTGTCTAAGATAGGCTTTGTCTCAAAGGAGTCTTTTCTTGAGTCTATAAACGACCCACTGTTTAGTGACGCTCAGCCAGGAGACGTTGTTGCGGCTTCATTTGTAAATATGTCTACAGATGCTGACGGCAACTCTCTTGTAAAGCCTGTAAACGTAAGAGACACTGTAACAAAGGCTAAAAGCAAAAACATATCGTATGAATACGGAGTCGAGGGGTCGGCTGGGTTTTATGTTCTGGGGGCATTTTTGAGCCCAACTGAGCTGGGTGTAGAGTTTACTCCTAGAGCTAGAATGACGGCCCTAGCTAAGTTGTCAGGCGCTCAAGAAGGTTCTCTGGCCGCTGAGTCTAGAAGGCTTCGTGGTAGAATTTACGTTGAGGGAGCAACTTCTTGGGAGCAGTCAACTGCTACTCACTACGGCAACATGATTGCCACTCTTTCTAGAAAGCTCCAAGACAAGTATTCTGACTTACTTCTTCTTCAGCAGGATATCGAAACGTTTAGAAAGGAGAAGCTCCCAGAGTCTCAAGACTTTGAGATGCACATGAACCTGTACTACGGCAAACTTAGAACAGACCTTGAACTAGTTGAGAAAATCCTGGACAATGTAAACAAGCTTTCTTCCAAGCGCGGAATAAAGGCAAGCGATCTTTCAGATTTCTTGTATGCGATGCACGCTAGAGAGCGTAACGCACACATAGCTAAGCAGAGGCCAGAAATTCTTGACGGCTCTGGTATGTCAGATGAGATGGCAGAAGAGATTTTAAATGAGCTCGATTCGCCAGAAATGAGAGAAGTAGCGGCGGAGGCGATGAAGTTAGTGTCGTTAACCAGACAATACATGGTTGAGGGTGGACTAGAAAAGAGGTCAACCATAGAGGCTTGGGAGGCTATGTACGAACACTACGTGCCTCTCAATGGACTGGCAGAAGACGAGTTTGACGGCGAGACGAACTCATACCCAAGCGGAGGAGCAGGCATGGCTATTTATGGTCCGTCTTCAAAGAAAGCTAGGGGAAGATCTTCAAAGACTGGGGTAAACATCTTGGGTAGCATGGCCATGCAGACTGCTGCGGTGATGCAACGCGCAAGAAAAGACCAAGCAATGCTTTCTCTCTACAGGATGGCCGAAAACAATCCTAACGAAAATGTTTGGTCTGTACACGGACCAGGCAACAGACTCACCGTTATGGGTCAGGAGCTTAGCGATGAGGCTATGAGAAACAGGAATGACGTTGTTCCGCTTAGGATCAACGGAAGGCAGCACTTTATCAGGTTTAAAAACGAAAACCACGCGAAGGCTCTCAAGGGTATGACCACTGAGCAGCTTAACTTCGTGACAAGGTTGTACAGCAAATATTCTACGTTCCTAAGAAATTCATTTACGGTATGGAACCCATCGTTCTTCTTGCCTAACTTCATTCGAGATGTGCAGTCAGCATTGTTCAACGCTGCCGCTGAAATAGATAGAGAAGGGGGTATTCTTGAAGGTATGGGTCTTACTGCAACAGAGTTCAATAAAAAACTCATGGGCACGACACTGTCCGCCTTGATGTCTCTGTTGGGCAAGGCATCTCTTGGGCTCAATATGAATGCAGAAATGCAGGGCTATGTAGATGAGTGGATGGCTGCTGGTGGAAGAACGGGCTGGTCTTATTCTGACACGCTGAATAAAGTTGTTTCAGATCTTAACGACAAATCAAGAGGTAGAACTAAAGCTGGAGCACGACTTGGTAAGGCTTGGGGATGGACTGTCGGCGGTGTCGCTTCTTACGTAGAGGGTATCAACGAAGCGTTTGAAAACTCGATAAGACTTGCCGCGTATATCGAAGCTAGAAAGGCTGGTGCTACAAAAAACAGAGCGGCAGAGCTGTCAAAGAACATCACCGTAAACTTCAACAAGTCTGGAGAAGTCAGCCCGTCGATAAACGCCATGTACTTGTTCTTTAACGCAGCAATGCAAGGTGTTGACAGGTTTGGACAGACGTTCATGACGCAGAAAAGAAAGGTTCCTAAGACTGAAAACAACCCAGACGGAGGAGGAAGAAGGGGTATTACAGCCGCTCAGAAGATGGGGGTTGGGATGGTTGGGATTTCATTTGCGCAGACAGTCTTTAATATTCTTATGTCAGGAAGAGATGACGACGACGAACTGTATTACAAGAAGGACATACCAGACTACAGAAAGCAGAGAAACTTTGTCATCTTTACTGGACAAAGAGACAACGTCCAAGTACCTCTTCCTTATGGAATAAACATTTTCTCAAACGTAGGGATGACGCTGGCAGAACTTTGTTTTGGCATTACCGATGTAGACGATGCGGCCTTGTTCTTGGCGATATCTGCCAACTCATCGTTCAACCCTATTGCGTTTGGGCATGGAGATAATGTTGGCTCTTATGCTGCAACTACACTTTCGCCTACATTCCTAAAGCCATTCGTAGAAGTTGCAATGAATGAGACGTATTTCGGAACCCCAGTATACAGAGAGCAGTACGATTTTGGAACTGAAGTGCCAGAATACACGCTCTCTTATAGAGCTCCAGAGTGGATGGTTGAGATAAACAAGGCGCTAAACGAAGCTAGCGGAGGCAAAGAGTATATAAGCGGGGATATGGACTTTAATCCAGATCCTATATACTACCTCATACAATCGATGCTTGGAGGCTCTGGTAAGTTCTTCTCAGAAACATTTGATCTTGGCTACACTGGATACAAGGTCATAGAAAATGCCATTAACGAAACGGATGAAAACACTGGATTCCTTGAGGCCCTTGAGAAAACAGAGAAGCCAAAGCTGAGAAGAAGCGATATACCTATCCTCAAACTTATATACGCAGATCCCAACCGATTCTATGACTTTGACTTGTTTGAGAAAAACAGCAAAGAAGTCAGGCAGTATAGAAATCAGGCGGACAAATATCTTGAGCAAAAAACAGATGATGTCGAAGGATTGGACTTCACTGGAATTGGAAACAAAGAAGAGGGACTCATTAAAGAACTCAACGATACAGAGGCAATACTACAAGACATTAGAAATCTTCGCGTTGCTGTAAGAAATTCAGACCTTAACTACATCGAAAAAAATAACGTACTATATGACCTTGACGTAGAGGAGTCAAAGACAGTCGTGTACTTTAACGCCAAGTACTATGAACTTAGAGGGCAGTACATTGATCCACGCCCAACAGGACTTATCTCCGAAAAGGAACTTAGAAAAGCATTTGGAGTAGAATGAAACAGAAGATAAAAGACACAAGACTTGGTAAATGGTTGAAGGAGAAAGCCCCCACCGTTTTGGATACGGTTGGGGATCTTCTCCCTGATCAAGGCGCATTAGGGGTTGTGAAAAACCTGCTCGACAATGATGATAGTGTAGACCCTGCAGAGGCCAAGGCTATGGTAGACGCAGAGATTGCATATCAGAATAACGTCACGGAAAGATGGAAGGCCGACATGGGTGGAGACATCAAGCTCGCTAAGTACATCAGACCTGTGACTTTGATCGCATTGATGGCCATGTTTGTACTTACAATGGTGCTCGACTCTATGGATGACTTACCCTTCAACGTCAAGGATAGTTATGTATCTTTGTTGGAAATCCTAATGTTGACAGCATTCGGCGCATATTTCGCTGGAAGAACCATTGAAAAGGCTAAGAAATGAACGTAAGTGAGAAGACTCAGCTAACGCTTGATTTAAAAACTATAGCAATTATTGTCTCATTTGCGATCTCGCTTACTACTATGTGGTATGCTGTTCAGGCTGATATCGAGCTTGCCAAGCAGCTCCCAGAGCCAGAGGTATCAAGGACCGAATACGACCTCAAGGATCAGCTCATCAGAGAAACCATCATGAATACTCAGGCTCAGGTCGAGGAGAACGGAAAGAAACTCGACCTCATAGAGGCTAGATTGTACGAGTTAAGCACTCAGCCATGAACAAGACGATAGCTGCAATAGCAATCACGTCTGGCCTCGTGGGTACTGGGGCGGTCATGAATCTGTCTGAAAAAGAAGCAGCGCCAGAGGTCACTGTAGTTCAGATCAACGCAAAATGGAACCGATACAACACACGGGAGGACCTTGAATACCTTGAAGACTGTGAGTATAGGTTCGGGTGGCTTGAAGACCAGCCATACGAGCTTAGAAGCACAATCAAGTCCGTACCCGTCGTAGTCATCTACGACGAAGGACACCCAGCCTATCAATACGTAGCTGGAATTAGCTTAGAACTAGACACACCATTCGATACTATCCAGAATCAAGTCTGGAAAGAGCTGGATGATTAACGGATCAGCATTACGTGGCCTGAAGCCACGAGCTGATCTTCGGAAGACCCCATGATCGTCCAGATGTAAACGCCCTGAGGGGCGCCAGATCCGTCCCAGCACGATCCTTTTAGTAGATCTCCGACAAATACGATTCGGCCCCTCCTGTCGTATACCTTAAGCTCAAGGTCGTCCCAGCAATACTCGTCTACTACAGGGCAGAAGGTTTCGTTTAACCCGTCTCCATCTGGGGTAAATGAATTGGGTACGTAGATGTCATAGTCGCATCCCACGCAAGAAGCCCCAGTAAAGCAATCAACGCTGGTTACGCTGTAAACTGTGTCTGGATCAAGCGTGATGTAGTTGACGATCTCGACGGTGTCTGCGGGTAGTTGCACGTATACCGTGTCGCATGACTCTACTGGCGGCTCAAGAACTCCGCACTTCCACGCCACCCAAGCAGCCCATATGCCATCGACACCGTGGTAGTAATCACACAAGAGCTCCCCGACTTCGTATGGGGTCGTGCAATCAAGACAGGAGCCGTCGTCCACGGTAGCTTCGTCATTGTAGTTGCATGAGTTTGGCCACATGCACCCATAAATAACTGGCGTTTCTACATAGACCGTATCACATTGACTAACAGCGATTAACGGAACAAAGAACAGGGACAGAAGAGCTTTTTTCATTACGCAAAAATAAGAAAAAAAGAAGGGGCCGAAGCCCCCTCTCTAAGATTGCGAAGTTCCACAGTCAACTAACCCGTGTAACGGACCCAAGATAATACATCTGGGATATCCAGCATCTATCGATCCTTTTCATCGTACTGGACATGCTCCGCCTTCGCAGTCGGCTATTTCTATATCCTCCATGTTGAGCTGAGTAAGGCTCGTGATTGGAGTACAGGCCTTCGACATCTCAAGCCACTGATCGTGAGTGATCTCCTCCATTGGAGCCTGATCGAATCCATGCTCGTTGTGTAGCAGAAAAGAAACCGACTTCACATTGATGTAGTTTTCATCAAGCCACGTCCTGATAGCGTCTAGCTCCTCTTTTCTGTAGTAAATTGTTACAGATACAGAATTGTCCGACCATTCAGCCTGTAGCCGCTTGATCACTTCAAGCTGATCAACGGCGCTCATGTCTTCGGCGAACGTTGTGCCAGCAGGGAACGAGCAAGGGAAGCTTACGACCACTGTGGAGTGGTCTTCCGTTCCGTCAAAGTTTCGGACATATTCTACGTGATACCCGTTGTCTCGGCACACGCCGACCAGCTCGCTATCTGCAGCCATTCTGATTCGTCGTATGTAGTACTGTGAATATCCTGGGTGTGCTCCTGGTGTAACGCCAGCAAGTAGAGACAGCGTTCCACTGGGCTTGACCGTCGTAAGTTTAATAGATGTTGGAAATCCGCAAATTCTAGAGTACTCTTGATCATATGCTCTCAGGTGATTGTAAACGGATGGGAGCCAGCTGCGTTGCTCTTCAGTAGCCTGAAGGTATCCAGTCACACCAATCCCCATACGCATGTTTTTATGAACGATATCCTCAGTTTCGGGAACCGCGCACTTGATCGCCAAGCTATGCTTATTGATACGGTATAGCAGTGTAGCAACATCTTTGAGCTCTCTCTCCGTCTCAATATTCGGTAGATAGATCTCAGCGAGACAACAGGTCTCAAATGGAGCAAGACTCTGTTCCGCACACGGGTTGTACCCCATGACGTCGGGGTCAGGGTACTTAACATCACCCGTCCTTCCCATACGACGCGAGGCTTCAAGATTGATGAGTCCGTATGGCTCTCCATTTCCTTTGTATCCTTCCCAGAATTCTTCAGGAAGTAAGGAGATGTCGTCGCATGCAACTGAGTTGTTGGACATGGCTCTCCAGTTAGGTATTCCTCCCAAGTCCCATCGCTTGGCTCGTAGGTATTCGATGTCATCATGATCTCCGATTGCAATTTGGGCAGACCGACGGACGTTACCTGCCACTACGATCTTGCCGATTATATTCATAATGTCTAAGCAGTCAATGGGGCGCAAGCGCTTTCCGCTGCGCTCATTGAGGATGCGGTTGATCTCGTTCATTCCCCAGATAAGATCTCCAGGACCTGAAGCCGTGCCGCCGAATCCCTTGATAGGGGATCCTGCTGGCCGAACAAGAGAGGTATCGTACGTGAATCCATTGCCTGTAAAGAATGAGGCCTCTAATACGCGCTCAAGAAGCTCCGTCCAACCCTCACGAGAATCTGGCACGATGAAGTCCGCTCCATGATCCTCTACGTGTTGAACCTTAACCTTCTTCTTCACCTTAGGTAGTTGGTATACGTGCTCTCTCTGGATGTTAAATCCTACACCGCTCCCGAGCATGAGCATCTCAAATGCCCATGTGAAGGGGCGTACAGGTTCATCCACTACGGTGAATGCACAATTCTGCAGCGAAGGAAGACCGAGTCGGTCTACTGTCTTGGTGCCGAGTTGCCATAGGAATCGTCCAGCTACCGTGCCTTTCAGCTGCATCATCATCCGCTTGATGTCCTCTTGATCCTTCTCGTTGAAGTCACACTTGAGTTGCTTGTTGCACGCTTCGATCACGCGGTCTACTGTCTCCTCCCATTCCTCGGTTCGGTCTTTGATCGGGCGAGCATAGGTACGCTTATATGTGGCGTAGCCGACCTCACCCCAGGGGATTAGCTCTGGGTTATAAGTCATGTTTTAAGGTTTGTTTTTTAAAAAAGCGGACAGCTAATGTACGTCAATATCTCTTATCATACTCCCATACTCGGTACGAAAGTAAACTCTTGATATCGTGCAATTTGAGGATCGTAATTACATCCTGCCTGTCCTTACGGGTGTACTTTTTAAGGTACGCTTCGCGTTTGTCAGTGACTACTTCGTCTCTGACGTGTTTCTCGCAGAAGAAAGCTAACTCTTCTCGATCAACGATGGAAAACCCACCTTCCTCTGGCATATCGAAAGCGATGATCGTTGCACCGCCGTATAACCAGCCTGGGTTTCCCTTTACGTTCTTGAATTCACACCAGATTTCGTCTGGCAGATTGTTTCCCTTTACGTCAACACCCCACTTCTTGTCTCCGCTAAGCGCTAGCCAATAGTCGATGTGTTGGTGTATGTCTTCGGTGTGTGACGACTTGGTCACAAGCAGGCCTTTGTTTCTTGCAGCACGCACAAACCTGACCTCCGCTACCCTTCCTGTACTTCCAGAATAAGCCCTCCGTTTAGAGCTTATATTGGCCACTATACTCTCCGATAAGTTCTCGAATAAGGTCTATCTCGTTGTTGACCCATTCTCGAAAGTCTCGAATGTTTTGCTCGGTCTCCAATATATCGGCGTGAGGCTCCCCGTCGGGGTGCATAGCCTCATACATATCTGTGGTCGCTTGGTGTATGCGGTCACATGCTGTATGTATCCTTTGACTTAGTTCAAATATCTCCACTTTTAATTGATTTTAGTATTTCTTGGATAGCATGGTCTACCTGACCGCTATTCTTGGCTAAAAATACAATCGTATTGGAGTCATTTCCAACTAAATGCCTAAGAAAAAGCTTCCACCTCATGGGAAAATCGTGATGAGAGGGTAAATACCCTTTCGTTTCGATGATCCAATCGTGATCCCGCCCCACAAAATCAGGCTTGTATGTAATAGGAAGAATGAGGGACCCTGATCGGTCCCTCATCTCCTTCCCTTTGGAAGTCATCTTAAAGTACTTGTTTGGGAATCGGAACTTTTCCATCAACTCAAAGGTGTGTTCCTCATAGTCAAAAGCTAGCCCGTATTCTTTCAGTTGATCAGCACAGTACTTCTCTAGAGAACTTGCGTAACGACCCAGGTGCTTTTTGCGAGCACTGGATCGCTTCCGCGTTGTCTTCTTCTGTCTCTTCATATACCGAAGGTACCAAAGAAAAAATGCAAAGTCAATTTTTCTGTTTGAAGAACTCTAGATTGATGGGCATTATGGATTCTTTTGAAAAGTCAATCGGCTCATACAGAGAACGTTTGCCAATTCTGTTTGTGAATCCAGTGTGAGAAAGGTTCATGCAGAACACGTACGGATCCTCCAGTGGAGTAGGCTGACCGCCTGTCTCTACCTCACGCACCTTCCTGACATGTAACTCGCTCATTTTGCGTATGTCATGGTCTGGCGCTTGAACCTTTCGGTGAATTGTCATGAAGCAATCAGCTCTGTTTACGAACTTTCCACCACCTTCTGTGTCTTCAGCGTACGGAGCAACAGGCAATCCATCAGGACCCTTGCGTCTCTGCGCCTCAGTTACAGCGTGCATGTTAAGCCACACAGCCAAGTCATTAGCCTTGCTGAACGTCAGGAACTCGCTCGCTGCTTCGTAGTGGTAGTCGTGTACCCCTATGCTCGCATTCCGCATATCCAGTTTTAGACTGTTGTACGGATCCACGAAGATCGCGTCCAGTGGCTGCTGACGTAAAATCTTTTCCATGAAAAGAATGATGTCTGCGTACGTGTAGATTTGATTGTTGTTGATGATAGTGAAGTGCTCTCCTACCCATTTGTATGCTTGTTTACGTTCTAAATAAGTCATGTCGACGACCTTTTTGTCAAGAGCAAACTGCATGAGAGTCATCTTGACAGAGGCTGTCTTGTTTTCTGAAGAATAAATAGCCCATTTCCAGCCGTGTCTGATTGCTGAGTTAGCAATCATGTACAGCATGGTCGTAGTCTTACCTACATTCGAGTGGCCGTTGACGATAACGAACTCTTTCTTGTATCGGAAGAACTCGTCAAGCTTAGGATCGCCAGTGTCAAGACCGACTTGAATCTTTCCTTGAGAGTAGTCGTCAATCCAACGGAAGTCTTCGTCATCCGACGAGATGAATGACATGTCCCCGTCATTGAGGAGCATCTCACGCTGAATTGATTTCTCTTCTTCGATGACATCTCGGATGGGCATGTTCTTGCCTATCTCGATCCCGTCAAGGATCGTGTTAAGCGCATGCTCTTCGCTGTCAATGTCACGCTTGCATATCTCTCTGTGCAGGATCCGTACGACCTCGTCTTGTTCCATCTTGCCTGCGGCTATGTAACCACCACACAATCTAGAAGCATTGACCAACACGCGATGCTTGTCCCCGTCTTCCGCATTTCTGATCATGCGGGCAGCTAGGTTGAGCTTCATGTAGTCGGTATAGTCGTACGCTTCGTTCACTGGGATTTGCGCCTCAGCAAACTCAGTACTAAAGTGACCGAATCTTCGGAAGTCGTCCTTGATAATGATGTCTGGGTCGTGCGATTCAAAGCACGCCCGAGACTCATTGATGCCTGACTCGTCGAGCTCTAATCCGTGCGTCCTTTCGAAGTACTTGATAAGCGCTCTAAAGTGGTCTCGATGTCGTTCAGGGTGCGTAATCTTGACCAGAGCCTTGACTCCTTGGCCGCTAGGCGACGTCCAGCATGAATGAATAAAATCATCCGTTGCAAGAGACCTTTTGGTCGCGTCAACATCAACGTGATCAAAGTCGAGTACAATAAAACCCGAATGTTCGAAGAGCGCGTCATCCGCCCTTGACGAAAACTCCCCGCTGAAGCAAACAACGGGGAGCTCTTTCTTTTTGTCTTTATCACCTTGCCTAACTTCAGATACCAGAGTACTCGATTTCCCATTCTGTATCCTCTCCAAAGCTTGTTGAAGTGGTATGTAGTGTGGGTTTGTTTTGTCGAACACGTTCTTGAATATCGTTACTTGCATCTTCGTTGGCAATCATGAGGAGGATAAGGTATCCAGCGAGGTCTTGCAACGTATCCTCCGTTGCGTCTACGAGACCTGCATTTTTAATTCTCTTAAGCTTGTCGTCTATTCTCATTTTGATACCAGCGACAGCATTCGCCTCAGAGAAGATGTTTAAGGGATCTAGAGCTGAGTTTCCGTACTTAGAGTTCTTCATTAGAAGAAGTTCTTCCAAGGCCTTACACTTGCTCTTGATTTTGTTTCTTGTGCTCATCTAGCGAGAGGTTTGAGTGTGAAATAAATTTCTTGTCGATGATTTTCCGAATGATGATATGCTTCTCCGACTTTGCGTTCTTGCCGTATAGCTCTACTTCGAGTCTGTGCATGGTGTGGTAGTCGTATTTGCGTATGTCATTCGGGTCATCGAAGACGGATACTATCCACACAACACGCTCGTGTACAACCTTCCGTTTCTTGAAGGCGACACGAGCGGTCATGTAGTAGATAGGCGCCCCCTTAGAAGGGGAGGTCATCAGTCTCAGCTACTGGCTGAGGAGCTTGCGCTGCCTGAGCCTTAGCCTCACGCTTGGCCTGAGCCGCTGCGCTGTTCGGATCGAACACGGAGCAGCATGGTTTACCATTCTTACTGAAGAACAGTTTGAGGTATACATTGCCACCCTGACCCTGTTCATTCACGGATGTCGTGTACTTGTCGATCATCTCTTGAAGCTCAGAGGCTTTGAGTTTGACGGACCAGCTTGACAGGTTGTCCTCGTAATAACGAGGTTCTTCGGTGTACCCTACGAGTACTGAATCATATTGCTTATCGCTCATGATGAAAAAAATTAAATTGGTAAAAGGTTTACAATAGTGTAGTGAACGCAGAACGCTAGAAGCGCATACCACGTGTAAATAAAAGTCTTATACAATAAATTCCGCATAGTGTGTCTCTGTATTTTGTCCACCATCTAACCATGTTTTGATGTTTTCGATGGCTTCGTGAAACTTCATCTCCCCTTTGAATAGGGTTTCTTCTGAACACTTGACGTCTGCAGGGAAGAAAGGATATGCCTTCTCTTGCACAACCCAGTAGAAATCCTTGATGTCGAACACCTTGGTGTACACATACGCTTGGATGTCATAGCTGAAGCTATTGACGTCGTACCTAAACTTATCGATAGAGCGTGAGGATTTAGAGTCGATGATGGAGTCATCCTGTAGGCAGTCGAGGAATCCCTTCAAGGGAATTCCGTCGACGTCCACATTGAACTCTACCTGAAACTTACCACCCTCAAATCGCTTATCATATAAGCCACATTCTTTGAGGCGCTTGATCATGTCATTGGCACGTCTCCACTCTTCGTTACTGACCAGCTCTTTGCTAGTCGTGTCCATAGAGTCGAGAGTTTCTGCCTTCCATTCACGATACTTCTTTGTATTGCGTGGTGACTTGCCTCCAATCTCTTGGATGATTTTCTCATCGTCGAGAGTGTAGTATGTCTCGTGCGCCTTCTCTGGCTCAAACAAAAGCATGTCGTACAGGGTGCCGAAGTACAGAGCTTCTGACTCCTTCTTCAGTTGTCCCCGCATGTACATCTCCCAGAGCTTCATGTCTCCGAGAGCGTACTTGAGTGAGGAGTACGAGAGGTGGGGCTTGCCCACACTCTCTGTAAGTTTCTCCCGTAGACTCATCGCACAAACTTCTTGAGTCCAGCTACTTGCTTCTCGGTAAGTTGGTCCCCGTACTTCTTGGTGACAGAATCAAATGCTTTGCGCTTGTCTGTCTGACCCTTGATGTAGGCGACCGCCTTGTCCATGATGTTTTCTACTGGCGCGTCGAGCGCCTTACTAAGCTTTTGAACATGAGGGTTCTGAGCGATGGCCTCTTGTTTGGCGATGGCGTCCTCGACTTCATTAGCTGACGCAATTGACGTGTCGATTCCGATTCCGAGCATTGCCAACGCTCTTCCGACAGCGGATGTTTCACAATTTTCGACATAGGATGTTTTGTTGATGTTTGATGAACCCTTCTCTTCGTGGGCATGGCCCTGAGCTACGACCTGACCCGCAGGGGTAGTGATCGTACACAAGCAAAGACATTGGGTGTCGTCGATGACTGGGAATTCCGTCAGAATACCCCAGTCCTTATATCGCTCCTCTTGTCGGAAGAACTTAATACGCTCGTTTACTTCGACGTACTGCTTGCCACGGATGTTCGTGGTCTTGAACTTGTAATTAGACATTGAATTAAATTAGATTGAAACAAAGATATCACACGCTACTCACACTTCCAACTGAAGCGAAAGATTTTTCATCATGTTGTCACGCCTGCTTTGCAGGGCTTCGATGGTCCTTTCGATGGATTCGATTTCAGTTTGTACACAATTAACTGACTCGGTGTGCATAATGCGTGGTAACAAACCATACTTGGATGCGAATCGCTCAACCACACGTAGTGCAATCGAATAGTTGAATCGGTATGCTGGAGAGTACTTCATATGTGTGTCGTGCTCTCGTAGGCAGTGAACGATTGTTGTGTGGTTTATCTTGCCCGTCATTTTGGCTAACTGCATATGGGTTGCATATGGTCTTGCCGCATTGACTAGTGCAACACGCAGCTCCACCTTGTCGCGAACCCTAGACTTGGGGTCGATGGTGTCGCCTACCTCATCCTCGTAGGATATACGCATTCGTTCCAGCAGTTGGTCAATTTTAATTTTCATATTCATATAGTGCTTGTGCTTGTTCGCGAACCTCTAGGTAAGCTAGGAGTGAGCGCATGATGCTCATCATTCCTTCTCTGAACCCTTCGATGCTCTCAAGCGTTTCGATTCTCATAGATTGCTCGACTCCGAGTTCGGCTAGCTCATCCTCCTGCGACAATAGATTGCCAAGGTCGCGGACTAGTTCTTTGGAGACCTCTTCGGTCACCTCTACGTAACTAGCCACGATAACTTCTGCGGGAAGGTCTAGCCATTGCTCGAAACCGAATTCACCTATGTCTTGCATAATCATACCGAATGCAGATTGCTTTGCGCTATCTCCGTCAAGGTATTCGCGCATCCAGTCAATCACTTCGATCTTTGTCATTGGCGTTGTTTAGTTTTTTAAGTTCACGTTCCATTAGCCTGCGTCTGGCTCTTGCATTTTTAGGTTGCTTCGCTATGTTGCGGAGGAACCTCTCGAATTTATCCATATAGTTGGTATTAAGTGTATTCGTCTTTGATTCTAAGTTTTTGTTTTGCGTCGTAGTCCTGAAGAAGAAGCATGACGACTTGCTTGTTCCATTTTGTTGGCTCTCGCTCTGCTCTATCCATTGCGGCTTCAATCTTTTGCCACAACATGCTCATGTATTCGTCAGTCACGGATAGAGGTTTTCGATAATCTCACAAAGCTCTTCATTTGACATCTTGTTTTCACGAACAAGTCGAGAGCACTTGACAATGACGTTCATTGTTGTTACGACATTTTCTGTTGGGGGACTTTCTGTTTCGACTTCTTGTTCTCGGTTGAAATCAAGCGTCAACTCTCCACGTCTGACTCTCTTGTTGATTGCAGTTTGCACATTCTTGAAGGGCATTCCTATTGTGTTGATTGAGAATTCATTGAGGGTGTTTGCTTCGCCTTTGCTCAGTTGTTTGTAAGAAAGAAACAACTCACCTTCTCTTGTGCCTGACTTTACTTTTCCGACAGATGTTTTGTTGAACTGCGACTGAAAGAAGTTTTCAATGTCGTTGACGGTTTCTTGTGTGTATTTAACGGGTGTCATCTGATATTAATTGATTGATAAAATTTGTGATTGGGTCGTTGGGGTCGTGTTCGTAGCATGAGCAATACCTTGGTGGCTTTCTATTGTAATGACGTTGGTATAGTTTGTCGTCAGTTACACCGCCACACACTGGACATCTGCCGCGCTCGATGTATTCTTCAATCTTCATTCTGCTGGTCATCAATCCCGTGGATGCGGCACTCAAAATTCAAGTTCTCCATTAACCCCTTGAGGTTGTTGGTAACCGATTCTGCCTCGTAGCTACCCACCTTGTCCCGAATCCAGTCGAGGTCGAGGTGTTCAGAGAGGTCGACGTACTGCGTGTACTCCACCTCGAAGTTACCCATGCACTCCCTGTCGCTGATTTCAATGTCAGAGGCATTTTCAAGTTCATAGCAAGCGTCCTCAACACCCTGCTTGATACCCTCACGGAAGATGGCGATGGCTACGTCACGAGGGATGACTGGCATCGTGGGCGTCAACACTTGGCCCTTCAGTTGGTCTTCAAGGGACTTTGTTTGTTCGAGTTCTGCCTTGAGATTGTCTACTTCTTTCTTCCACGCTTCTGCTTGGGATGTCTTGACGGTGAGGTCGCGCTCCAGCCGTACGATGTCGTCGTACTGACCCTGCACCTTGGATTCGAGCTCTTGTACCTGCTTGGTCAGTGACTCTTCACGTCCTGTGCGCTCTTCGTATTCTTTCTTTGCCATTTCTTGCCTGAATTGCATTGATTCGATTGTTGATTGTGCCGCAGAGATAGCGTTCTCTGCGTAGCGGATAGCCGCTTCGAGTTCGTTCTTGGATTCTTGAAATGAGTTCATTGTAATGTTGCTTGGAAGATTGAATTGACGCAGTCAATGACTACGCTTTTGAGTTGTGGTGAAGTTTGTAAATGTTTCTTGAGTTGTCGTGTAGTTTCGGGTGCTACACGTTCGATGTGCTCTACTCGGATGCGGTAGTCCCCGTCGTATGGGTTAGCACTGAGAAGGTCGTTTACTCGTATCATGTTTAAAAGTTCTTATGGAGGTACCCCGACAACATCAGTTGTTGTTTCACGTCTGAGGTTGGCGTCTTGAGGATTTTGCGTACACCCTCGTCTTCTGAGGCGAGCACGGGATCGATATTGTATTGTTCGCAAAGGAACATGAAGTCATTGATTTTCATGATTCAAAGGTTACATTTTTGTCTAACCAATCTTTAAGGTCGTCGGCTACGTGGAACGGGTTGTCGTAGCTATCAGACCCCTTGGGCTTGGGGATACGGAAAGCGTGCATCACGTAGTCGTCAACGTCGATGAAGGCGTGCTGGCGGTAGTACACATCCGAGATGAAGTCCGTGAGCTGCTCAAGGTTGTTGATGGCATCTGTCGTGGTGTCCATGACATCACTTGATACACGAGCCACAAGTGACATACACAGAGGGGTGTAGTCCCATGCTTGGGTGGCTTCGAGTTGATTCCACGTCAACCAACATGACTCGGTAGACTCACCTCGGTTGGACATATCAAGCTCGATGACTTGGAATACCTCGACACTAACGTCGTCGCCATACTCTGCCACGTATTCGTCGTGGGTCATGTCTGACGGGACGCAAGCCTTGTAGTTGTCGTAGTCACGAGTCATCGTGACGTACACCGCATCTTCGGTTGCGTGGTCGATGAGTACGCACATATCATCCTTGCGGTAGTCGTCAAGGATTTGAGCGATGTGTCTGTCTGCGAAACCCCGCTTGGGGAAGAACTCGCAGGTGGTGTCGGAGTACCCTTCAAAGAGTCCTGCGACGGCGTGGATTACTGCATATTGTTTCATGGTGTATTGAATTGAAGTTTGTAAAAATTAGAAGGGAGGTTGGGATTCGAACACAACTGCCATCCGTAGATGTACGCACCGACTGCGCTCCCTTGATTGAGGTGGGGGTGTAGTGACGTTTCACCAAGCACCCCCGATGGTCAAACTTCAATCAACCAAATCCTCTTGTTCGTCTTGCCACTTGTCGTAGGCATCATCGACTGCGTTGTTCAACGCCTCCGCCTCTGCTCGATCGATTGGTTGGCCGAACATCTCAAATATTTTCATCACTTCTTTTACAGGGTCTTTCATGCTAATTGTTTATGTGATTCCCAATAGTTAATTTCTTCGTCGTGGATGCGGAAGCTGCACGACTCTCCCATCGTGTCGTTCCACACCCTGTCTATCCACACTCCGTAGTCGTCTGGCGCTCCCATCACAACGGATGCGCTGAATCCAGATTCTTCAAGTGCTTCGACTGCGCGTTCGCACTGCTCTTGTGTCATTGTTCTTTCGGTTTGGTGTTGGTTAACTGCTCCGCAAGGGACTTGTTGTGCTTGATTAGTTCTGACTCTTCCATCTTGGAGAGTTCGACGATGTTGTTGAAGATGTCTTTGATGTTCATAGGTCAATGATTACGCCCTTCTCTTCGAGGGCTTCGATTATATATTCAGGGAGTTCGAAGCATCCATCGTACCCCGTAAGGCGCACATCTCCGTTGTCATCCCAATAAACTTCGAGGATGCCGCCTGCATAGAAGCGGTCACCTGACGTGTCAAGGTCGTATGTTTCGTACCATCCGCCATACTGATGGTCAGGGTCAATCCCAATAGAGGTGTCCATCTCCACGTTCAACTCTGCGTCAAGGTCTACGTCGTAGGCTGTCCGCATTGACACGAAGGGGAGTGTGCTTTTGAAGGAGTGTGTAAATTTCATTGCTCTGAATTTTCGGCATCGTTAGCCCATTCAACAAGGGTGTCAATCACCGCATCCTTTGCGTCGTCGCTCATGAATGTGGAGTTGGAGACGAGAGAGGCCATGCCCTTCACGTCCTCGGGCACAAGCCGAGCGCACCGATTCAGGTCGTCGAGATGCTTTCCGAAGTGGAGGTCATTGAGTGCGAGCACTGCCGCACCGACGGGGCGTTTGAAAAAGTTATCCATTGTACTTGTCGTTGATTCGTTGTTGTGTTTCTTCGCAGCAGGCAATCCATGCCTCCATGTTTACGAAGGAGATTTTGCCTTCCTCGCGGTCCTTTGCTGCCTGTTCGAGGATGACCTCTTTGTTTTCGAGGTAGTTGTCAAGGCCCTTTTGCAGGCAGTCGAGCACCACCATCTGCACGAGTGCCCCGTGCTTGTTGTACCCAGTCATGAGGTGTTCCATGAACTCCCCGTTCGTCATTTGTTTGATGTTGTCCATCGGTTTTGAAGTTTGAAGTTTGACATTTGAGAGGTGTTGTATATATACTCTCTTCACTACGTTCAGAGAGAGTATATATACTAACACTCTCTATTATTTGAAGTCACGAGTGGAGATGCCGAGTTCGGTAAGGTCAAGGTAAATGTCCTCGTCGAAGGCGTCGCACACCAATGCGACAGCCTCGACGTCATCGGTGTAGTAGTAGTACTCGTATGCCTCCGCAAGTTCCTCGTGAGATAGGTCACGGAAGGGGTTGAACATATTGCTGAACTGAAACGTCATGACTTGTTGTTTTTCAGGTTAATAGATTCGATGGCGTAACGGGAGAGCATGAACGCTCCTGTGATAAAGATACCGCATACAAGTGCGAGGTCAATGTAAATTACTGCTTGAAGCATAGATTGAAGTTTGATGGTTTAACTTATTGATTATCAACAACCTTGAAGCTGGTTGTCTTCACGGTCTGACTTGTGCCCAGCCACTTGTTTCGAGCTAGGTCTTTAGCCAACGCAAGGTGTTCAGCGTAGATGAAGTGCTCGGTCCAATCGTCGCGGTCACGGCCTCTGTAGGTAATGTATCTGTATTTGTTCATTTGAGTCTGATTTCTTCGTTGTTCCAAAGGTCGTAGATGGCAATCTCGTCGCGGTCCTTGCCCAAGGCGATCGCCTCTGCGCGGTCCTGCACGATGTCAGAGAGTTCGAGGTATGCAAATCCGTCGTTGTCAACCCATCCTCCGACGAGGAGCCGAGAAGCCTTGCCTCGTGCCTGCTCACGAAGATGAGCCATGATGTCGTAGGCAAAATCGTTCCAAGACAACCTATCTGCCTTGACCGTGTAGCACTTGGACGCTCCGCCCACTGCGAAGCCACCACCTTCGTATGTGCTCAGGTCGTGCTTGACGCTGAACCCGTCCCATGCTTGAATCTTGAAGTATAGCTCTTGAAGTTTGTTCATCGTAAATGAATTGAAGTTTGACATAGACACCACCTTCGTGGTGTTTCGCGCACTCAGCGCTCATCAGTATGCCTGCTCTCGAAGTAGTGGAGGACTACGCAAAGGATAGCCGCCCCGTAAATGACATACAAGTATGTCATCGTGTTCCGATTAAATCGGCCAAGGTCATCTGTTCATCGCACGTCAGCTCGTCCCACTCGCTGGTGGACGTGATGGCGCTGAAGGGGAGAGAAGAGTCAAGGAGTTCAGCAATAAGCTGACGGCGTGTATCTGCAAAGGTTTGCATGAGAATTGAATTTGAAGTTTGACAATGAGAGAACGTTTCCAAGAGTGTCTTAGTATGTATACTCTCTTCACTACGTTCAGAGAGAGTATACATACAAGACCTCTAATGGGTTTAGAAGTTGTGCCGTAGCTCAATCACAGCGAGGATGCAGAGCGTAGCTGCGAGCGGGAGGACCGCTCCGTAGTAAAAGATTTCAATAGTCATCGTAGATGAATTAAAGGTCAAAGAAAAGTTCGATGGCTTCTCGAACAATCACGAAGGCACAGGGCACCAGCACAAGAGCGCAGATGAACACGGGGACTGATTCAAAATAATCGTAAAAGTTCATTGTAAATGAATTAGAGTTCAAAAGGAAGTTCGTCGATGCTGACGAAGTCAGCAGAAGAAGGAATCGTAGATTCCATCGCGACCGCTAGGCAGGCCGTGAGGGCTTCAATCTTCGCCTCAAGAGCTTCGATTCGGCTTGACTCGACTGCCTTCGCCTTGGCCTCTGCTCGCTTGGCCGCCTTGGCCGTGGCGCCAGTGTGCTCACTCACGGCCTTGGCTGAAGCGGCGGCTTTAGCTACGTTGGCCTTCTTGGCCTTCTTCGAAGGCTTCACAGGACCAACTTCGTTGGTTCGCATGGCGGCTCGGTCCATTTGGTCAGCAACCTTCTGAGCCGAAGTTCTCTTAGTCGTCTTACGACGACGGCGTGTGGTCTTCTTTGAAGACTCTTTGACCTCTTCGAGGTTGTTGATGAAGTCCAGCGCTTCTTGCAGAAGCTTCGCGGCTGCGGCCTTGCGGGCTGCGGTTGGACGGAAAGAAGCCTGATTTACTGCCTTACGGCAGTCTGAAAAATTGAAGTTGTTCATTGTAAATGAATTTGAAGTTTGACCTAAGGACCGACTCTCAAAATCCTTTAGGAGATAATAGATAGAAGAGAGAGTCATAGACTCCTCTCTCTCTTCTATCTATATCTCTATTTCGGCAACACCTTATTCCTTTATCTAAGGATAAAGTAATAGATGAAGGGAAATCTCGGTAGTCGCAGGAAGCTAACAAGTTAGCTACGTAGGCTACTGCACTGCACACCGCTCCGCCAAGTAGATTTTGCTATTGATATTTGTATTGCTAATAGCTATGGCTATTAGAATTGTCAACACAAACTAGTTGGTTAGTGAGCAGTCAAGTTGGAGTAATACTCCAAGCCGATAGGTCGAAGGGTGTGATTGTCATTGCATTATACCTAGGACAACGTACAACTTCGTCGGAATCCATCGAGATTAAAGCATAGCTTTAATGCTTCAGTCATAAATGACTGGGTCTGAGGGTTCTAGGACAAAAAGCTACTTTAAAAAAGTAGCTCGATTGAGGGGAGGGGGGTCCGAAAACTCGTTTTCGATTAGGGGATGGTCGTCCTATATATACATATTATCCCCACCATATACATTACTCACAAATTTTTTGCGATCATGCGGATTTCGCCCAAAAATCCGCTAACTATTGCAGTCTCAATGCGTTATACGGTGCTATTAAAGTAAAACTTTAGGGTTGACTTTTAAAAATTTCTGTTATAACTTTGCGATCGTGAGAATGAAACGGTTGTTTAGTGGGATGCTTGATGGCATCCACACGGATACGGTTCTCATATTCACTGTTAAATACGCGATAGCTGTACTTATGCCCCACCTAGTCAAGATATCTATAGAAGGATACAAGCGGTTCTCTCCAGATCGGGGGAACGACTGCAACATTATAGAGTCAAACAGGATATCTATGCGTGATGTCGATCACCCTGTGGTGGGTGTCGACAATCACGGGAACGTAAAGGTGATGTTCCCAGAGAGGGAGTACCGATTTACAGGAAGTCGCGTCCTTGAGATACCAGTAGATAGAGTATCTGATATGAATGAGTCCGACATCAAGGAAATGGCTATTAAAACAGCCAAGGACATGGGATTTCTCAAGTAACTTTATAGTGTTATATTTGCCCCATGGCAAAAGCTAGAAGAAAACTACGCAGACAGTTGATGAAGAAAGCCAAGAAAGGCTATCTGACTCCTGGTGAGCGTGAAGACTTGATGCAGCTCGACAGAGAGGTAAACAAAGCGAACAGACAGGCCGCCGCTGTAGGTGTACCTGCATTGGCTACGGCACTTGCCATAGCGTCTAAAAGCAATATGTATCAAGATTGGAGGTTTCAAAAGGATCTTGAGGAGGCGATTGAGAAGGGATTTATTAGTGTAGCTGACGATGATGAAGCTACCCCTAAAGAAGCGCCTACTGATGAAGCTACCCCTAAAGAAACTCCTGAAGGTGTCTCTGACACCACCCCAACCGAAGGAAGTATTGATGATCAATTAAGAGGTATTCAGGAAAAAAACAATAAAAAGTTTACTAGACCAGACTTTGTTCCTAGTAAACGTGACGAAGAGGAAGAAGATTATTTTGAAAAAGAAGCACTTCAGATACGTAGGGAGATGGATCGCTATTCGAATTGGCCATACACGCCTGGAACTGAAGAACGACTTGGCGATATGAGCGGTGAAGAGTTAGCTCAAATGATGGCAATAAGGGAAACGGGACCGTATAATCTTCGCCCAGAAGAAGAAGATAAGTATCTTGACTATCTAGGCCTTGGTCAAGATCAGAGCAAGCCCCGCCCAACAAAAATGCAAAGGAGAATGATGAGGCGCGGATTTGATCCTGTAGAAGGTGAGTTTTATTCGAAAGAGTCTAATCCTGTTATGATTGGCTCACCTCGCCCAGAATCAAGACTAAAAGAACCCGAAATGCGTACACCTCCTTTTTCTCAAATGCGACCAGGCCAAGGAGAGGATATTATGGACCCTAACTTCGGCCAAATGCCGCAGAAAACGGGTGGGTATACACCGTTTCTCTCAAGCTTGAGAAACAAATTCCAAAAAAGACTTACAGGTAAAAGATAATGGCTACACTAACAGTTACATTAAAGGAGGATGTTCTGCTTAACGGCGCCCAAAGAGGCTCCGAGAACGTCGTAGACATCGCTTCTGTTTCAGAGATCTACTCTCGAATCTTCGATATAGGGAACGCATCAGATACAGAGGTACTGAAATTCGATTCAGCCGACGGTGCTGGTACGATCACAAGATCTAAGCTGAAGTATTTGAGATTTACAAACCTTAGCTCAACAACCGCCGAGACCATTACACTGTCTTTGGAGAACACAGACGCATATCAATACTTTGTCAAGCTTTCAGCTGGACAATCATTTATACTAACAAACACGGACATCGAAGCAAACGACGCCAACCCGTCGATTGCGATAGGTACTCTTTCTGGATCTCTTGACCTGATTATGGCAAAAGCAGCTTCAGGAACACCTCAGCTTGAGGTTTTTGCCGCTATGTCATAATATCTATATTTGCAAAATGCCAGGATATAATAAGTCTAGAAGATATATAGGTCCCAGAGTGTCGTACGGCTGGGGCGGCGCTGCTTTAAAGTTTGGATCAAACCTTGTTGACAACTTACAGAGTGGAAAAAAACTAGGTAGCGGCCTTTTAAAAGGAACTATGAAAGGGGTAGGTAAGGCTGCCGTTACTCCAGGTTCTGGCTTTGCAGCTGCAGGAGACCTTGTAGGGGGTCTTACTCAAAACGCAAAGAACCCCTTTATTAAAAATCTAGGACAGGCCGTAGACACAGCTACGAACTTCCTTCCAGGAGGAGGAGGGGTAAGACAAACCGTCAAGGATGTAGCTGGGTATATCGGAAACAACCAGCAAGCTCAGGGCAATGCCCCATTGACAGGAAGCGGTCAAGGTCAGCAAGGTGGCTTTATGAACAAAGTAAACAACTTTATGGATTCTCCAGTCGGTCAGAACATTATGGGTCAGGGTCAGCAAGGAGGTCTTTTAAACACAGCAATGAATTTTCTCGGAGAAGCTGGTCAAGCAGTTCCTCATAATAATCCAACTATGCAAGGAGTAACACTTATGAAAAACGGAGGCGTTTACGCTGAAAACGGAGTAAACACTAACGGAGTCAACGGCGATCCGTCTACTATGGGGCCTGGCGATACAACCCCAGCGGAACCAGGTGCTTTCAGCATGGGCATTCAGATGGCCTCTGACAGTCTTGAAGCAGCAAAGAGAGAGCTTCTTAATGGACTGAGCCCAAGATTAATGGAAAAAGCCAGAGAGCTCGGGATTATAGACAATCAAGACAACATGTCTTTTTATGATGTTTGGAGCAGCCTTAATCTCACTGATGGTGAAGCAAAGGCAGCTATAAACAGAACCGCTGGGCGCAACACCCAAGAGTCTGCTAGACTGCTTGGCGCCTGGCGTAATATCGATAAAGCTCACGAAATTTTTGACGACGCAGGCCTAAGCTTTGACGAAGGTCTTTCTCGTTTGGATCAACAGCTTACCAACCAAGGTTTTACTGCTGGTCAGCCTGCAGAAAATTTTGCCACTTACTTGTCTACTTCTGAAATAAATTTAGGGCAGCCTATGTGGGGATTCTTGGCAGACCCAACAAAATCTGATCTACAGGGTAATTACGCAGGCAGAGGCGGTAATTTTGTTATGCCTTCATACGATGAATTTGAAGAGGCCAATAAGTCTACGTTCTTAGGCTTTGAAGCGGGTCAAAAAGGCATAACTAGAGGGGGTGACGTTGGCTCGAAGGCCATTGACTCTGGAATATTTGATGTTGTTTTTAAAGGCCAAAAACTTCCAGGGGACTTTGAACCAAGTCAAAGACGAGAAACAACCCGATCTAAAAGAGATCGAGGTATTGGCGATGGACCCGAATTCCCTGATAGAGAAACCACCAAAGACCTACCTATGCAGGGTGGTAACGATGGCGGCGGAAGCCGCGTCGGTGGTGCCACTCAAATCCCTAATATGCCGCCACCCGTCGAAGAGGAAGAAATCATGCGCGAGGTCACGCTTGACCCAATAGAGATTTATGACAGGGAGGAGGAGTATCCAAATATGCAACCAACAATAGTGGTTGAACCACAGAAGCCAAAGAAAAATCCCGAGCTCAGGTGGGATCCAAGGTGGGGTTCCCCGTTCCCAGACACGGGCTTGCAGGGCGATTACTTCCCTGGTGGCACCCCGAACTACGGAGGCACTGGCTACAATCAATTCTATTCTCGCAATCCACAATTTCATCCTGAACACATAAAATTTTTGGAGGAAAGAGCAAATCTCATGCAAAAGCAAGTTGGAGGTCAGCGACAGTTTAATGGGGGCATTGCAAGAAAACCCAGAGTAAAAGTTATGAAGAGAGGAGGGTACAACAACTACTAAGCAAAAACATTAGACAAAAAAAGAGCCCCTTGATGGGGCTCTTTTGCTTTGTATAGATGTTGTTTTTAGTCAAGCATAGTTTCTGCAGAAACGAATGTCGCTGACTCTCGTGCAATCCTTAATGGTGACGGCTTAGAGGAAAGAATCCCGTTGCTTTCTTCTGCCCACCCTTGCTCTTTCATGACTCTGATGTAGTCTTGATCAAAGACAATACATGTCTGATTTGTAATTTCTTCTGTGGCGATGTTTCCACCCACAAAGCAGTATACACCTTCTTCTCTAATGTCAAAGAATGTTTCCCCGATGTGAACCTTTCCTTCAATAAAGTTCAGCTTAGGTCCAGCCGTATCAAAGAACTTGTCCCAGTCTTTGACTTCGTGAACGTCTACATCGACTTTGTAGATTGCGACAGCGTCTACGCTAGTATTATCGGTAAACACCCACTCTCTGTAATTAATGTCTTGAGCGAGGATAGAGAAGAACATCGTGCATAAGGTTGCCACCATAATTGCCTTTTTCATTATATCAGGTTTTAAGTGTGTTTCGTATCTTTGGCGTTAATCGCTGATCTCATTGTATGGAGAAAAACATATTCCCTCCAAATTTTGAGCTGTGAAAATTCGTTAACAGCACTATGAAGTTATCTAAGAATCTAACACTGGCCGAATGTCTAAAGAGTCAAACTGCAAGACGCCTCGGCATAAATAATGAACCACATGAAGAATGGGTTGTCGAAAATCTTAAGTCGGTTGCAGAACATATCTTCCAACCTTGTCGCGACCATTTCGGAGTTCCTATATACGTGTCGTCAGGGTATCGTTGCCCTGAGCTCAATCGTGCGATCGGCGGCGCAAAGCGTAGCCAACACATGGAGGGACGCGCACTTGATCTTGATTGCGATGTATACGGTCGTATTACAAACGCTGACCTCTTTCACTATATTCGGGAGAACCTGGAATTTGATCAAGTTGTTTGGGAATTTGGTACGGACGACAATCCTGATTGGGTTCACGTTTCTTACGTTCACGGGGGTGATAATCGCAAGAGGTGTCTCAAAGCTTGTCGAGACGATCAAGGCAAAACTTACTACGAAGTAATCTTCGCAAAATGATGCGCGGACTTTCCCTGGGCTTGGGCTCAGATATAACTAGGGGGTTTGGTGGTGCAGCAAAAGCTGCAGGTGGCGGAGCATACAAGAATTCTCACGCCCTTGAGGTAGACGGGGTAGATCAGTCTATGCGCTGGAACCACGGAAACGATCCTATCGGGGCGGCGCTTGCCACAACCACAGACGAAGGAACAATATCTTTCTGGGTGTACTTTGACGACCTCAGCGGCACAAAGTATATTATGGAGAAAGGCACTTCTTCGTCAAACTACTTTAGGGTCTTTCATTCTGGAACAAACCTCAGCCTACTGGGGTATGCTAGCGGTACGCTTTCTGTGTTCCAAAACTATACGTCTGTAATTTCAGCTGCTACATGGCACATGATTACGATAACTCTTGACGGCACGGGCGGGACGTTTGTAACTACGCTTCACTTAGACGGAACCAAATTAACCCCAGACTCCTCGTTTCCTACGTCAAGCTCAGCTATTGATCCAGGATCTCCAGGGAGGTTGTTTATGGGAAGAGCGTATAACACTACGTCTTACAGTCAGCAAATTACAGACGAGGTTGCTGTGTGGGACACCGTCCTTAGTGATGCCGCCATTACAGAAATCTACACTCACCACACTCTCAATCAGGACGAAGGAGACTACGCAAGCTCATCAGATCTTGTAAGGTGGTGGAAGCTCAACGAGGACGCTACAGACTCTACAGGGAACGGAGACGACATCACGCTGTTTAACAGTCCGTCATACACCACAAACATACCATTCTTGTAATGCAGGTATCAAGCACATATCAGATCGTATTGCTAACAGACCTGACTCAGTCCATAATAGATGCAGTCAACCAAGACTCTTCTTCTACGGTAAGGAAGTCAAACGACGGAACCAAGTGTATCGTAAGCTGGGAGGGGGCAACCCCATCTGCGCTGTCTGCAGGCCAGAACTACACGCATGAGCAAATTCTTGCCATTATAAATGATGAGCAGGGAGAGTGGTATGTGGCTCCTCCAGACGTCCCTAATCCATAAGCTCTCTGTAGAATCTCTGTACTAGAAGTCTAGCCTTCTGCGTCAACCCGTATCTCACTCTGTAGTTAAACTTCGTCTCATCTCGGAATAGATGATCCTCGTACGTATCAGACGGGGTGAGCTTGTCGAAGTGCTTGTACAGATATCCAGCTCTTTGTAGTGGATATATGATTCTGTTGGACAGGTTTGTCTTGTTCATCTCTAGATCCTGGGCTGCATAGTCTATCGTAAAAAACTGCAGGTCATATCCCCAGAGAAGAAACTCTAGGTCTGAAAATGAGATCTCCCACTGCGACTGAACCTTTTGCCGCATTTGTTTGAGCCTCTTTAGATTGTTCCTTTTGATATACTTCTTATCTTGTCGACTAAAGTCGCGGAACATCCGTTTTTTTGGAACTTTGCTTTTGGGCATATTAAAAGAACTATTATGAGAGAAGATGAATTTTTGATGGAGGTTCACAGATTGGCAATAGAGCTGGAGCTTCTGATTGATAGCTACGAATTGCGCGACCGTGTTTTGTCTATGATGGTTGTTGGTGTGCTTGACTCCCTCGACATAGATGAAGAGGAAAAGTCTCGCATGAAGGCTATATACTCGCACAACATGCACAATGAAGATGAGTTAAACGTCATTGTTGACTTCGCTGTAGATACATGGAAGGATAGCAAAGATACAGACGATGGGTATGATTTCGACGGTCTATTTGACGGTTTGGACATATCTTTGAACTAAAATTCAATATGGGCCTTATTAGAAAGATAATCATTGGGAGAGATCCCAAAGATGCCATGGCGTACTTTGTAGGAATGAGAGCGGGTGGAGGAGAAGTTAGTGCGATTGTTATGGACGAAGAACACTTAATTAGATACAGTCGTAAGAGATATCTCGTATATTTGCATCAGGACGAATCTCAAGTTCTCTGGAAATCAGTAGACGAGATGCCGTGCATAATTGAATACGACTGTAATTTTTAATTCATGAAAACCTTAGACTTGTTTGTCGTTGAGCTCGAAAAGCAGCTCAAGGACAGCATCAAGACTGAAAGCGGGTTTGAGCTGTACGTAGACCCGAAGTACAAAGACTTCGAACATCGAGTTACAGACGGCCCAGTAGTATGTTCCCCGCTACGCCACAAGACAGGCGTCAAAGAAGGGGATACGCTTTACTTCCACCATCTTGTAGTTCTGAACGAAGGCCAGGTCCTTACAGGAAATGACAAGCATTTCGTTGTGAGATATGACCCAGTTCATACGGTGAACAATCAAGCCATTGCCTACAAGTGCAAAGACACTGGCACGATACAACCGCTTGCTGGTTGGTCGCTTCTAGAGCATGTAGAGGAAATGGAGCCTGGAACTCAAAGCGATTTAATCGAGGTCGTTAAACTCGAAGAGTCGAAAGTAACCAAGGCTCGTGTAGCGTTTAATGCTCCATGGCTAGAAGAGATGGGGCTTAAGGTTGGCGATGTTGTAGGTATCAAAAGAGATATGGACTATAAGATCATTATCGATGACAAGCCGTACTACCGAGTACGGGCAGAAGACTTGCTATATGTCGAGGAAGAAGTTCACAACGATTGAAGCTGCACAGCGCTTGATGGCTAGCATGGAGGTCGCGATCAACAACATGATCGACGAGGTCAAAAAGCCTGTAGACCCAGAGGCTGGAGGCGCGGCTCGTAAAGCCGAGCTCCAGTCCATCAAGCAGACAGCCACTGACTGTAAAGAATTGCTGGTAGAGCGCCAGCGACTAGAACAAATGATAAAAGACCTAACAACAAATGGAGGAATCGAAGAAGCCAAAGACTACAGCGGAGGTTTCGCTGAAAAATTCTCTAGATGATTGGAAAGCAGTTGTTTACCAAATGAATAAAACAGATTTTAAGTTCTGGGAGGAATCCTGGAACGGCGAGTTCGAAGACTAATTCCTTTTTCGTCAGGCGGCCCTCTACGCATATAGGGCAATCAAACTGGGGCGTAGTTCAGTTGGTTAGAGCGTCTGTCTTATACACAGGAAGTCGCGGGTTCAAGTCCCGCCGCCCCAACATCACTATATTTGTTTCATGAAGCGCGACTACAAAAAAGAATACGCTAAGTACGGTAAGAGCCGTGCCGCTAAGAAGTATCGTGCCATACTTAATAAATACAATAGACGTAAAGGAACTTATGGGAACGGTGATGGTAAGGATGCAGCTCACTCTGGAAGCAAGATCAAAGGATTCCTCAGAGAGTCGCTTAACCGAGCCAACAACAGACCCAAGACTAGAAACTCGACGCGCTCGTAGCTCAGCTGGATAGAGCATCTGCCTTCTAAGCAGACGGTCACAGGTTCGAATCCTGTCGGGCGTACAATTTAATTAAAAGACATGGCTAAGTACAAATGCGAATGCGGAGGCGAAAAAGACGCCTCTGGCGTAAAGATCAAATTCGTCGACGGCAAGGCTCGTCACGAAATCACATGCGAAGAATGTGGTGAATACATGGAGCTGGCCAACCCGAAGACGGGTGCCCCAAGCTTCAGAAGCAATAGGTATGGGCAAGTTTTCTAATGTCTGTCTTAGTAGACATAGATGGGTATGATGTACCTGCTATCTCAATTTGTCCCAACGGTACAAAAGGTGAGTGTATTGAACGTGGTAACCTACTCATTTCACTTCCCGCTCAGCCTCCCGAGGAAGAAATTGAAGGATATGGAAAGCCAGAGCACTTGCAGCTGTGGAAAAGGCTTCCTATGCCAGAGGAGCTGTCTAGGATTAAGAGTATGGACGAGTGGTCCGAGACGCCAAGAGAGTTTCGACAGAAATTTTCTCCGTATATCGAGGAGGAATTTCGCCGTAGGCGTGAAGGCTTTTGGTTTTTCAATGCAGGTAGGCCTACTTATATTACGGGCAGGCACTACATGATGTTGCAGTGGACCAAGATAGATGTAGGATATCCTCACTATCTTGAGTTCCAGAGAGACATCTTTCTGCACATGGCAGCGTGTGAGGCGGATCCCCGATGCTTGGGACAGCTATACACTAAGTGTCGGCGGAGCGGGTATACCAATATCTGCTCTGCCGTACTGCTAGACGAGGCCACACAGGTAAAAGATAAGCTCATGGGCATACAGTCAAAGACTGGTAAGGACGCCCAAGAGAATATATTCATGAAGAAGGTTGTGCAGATGTTTAGGCATTACCCCTTCTTCTTTAAACCCATCCAAGATGGTACAACCAACCCACGTATGGAGCTGGCTTTTCGCGAGCCGTCTAAGAGAATCACAAAGAACAATAAGACTTCGCAGAAGGGCGAGGCTCTCAATACGGTATTAAACTGGAAAAACACAACTAACAACGCATACGACGGTGAGAAGCTTCACCTGTTGTATCTAGACGAAGCAGGAAAATGGGAAAAACCTACAGACATAAGGGACGCCTGGAGGATTCAACGGACGTGTTTGATCGTCGGGCGAAAAGTAGTCGGAAAGGCAATGGTCGGAAGCACCGTAAATCCGATGGACAAAGGGGGAAAAGAATACAAGGAGCTATGGGCGGATTCAGATCCAATGGATCGGAACGCCAATGGGAGGACGAGGAGTGGCCTATATAGGCTTTTTATACCAGCATATGAATCACTAGAAGGTTTTTTTGATGTACACGGACGACCAATCATGGATGATCCTGATGGGCCTTTGGACGGTCTTGACGGCGATAGCGTTATTCAAGGGGCGAGGACGTACCTGAAGAATGAGCGCGACAGTATGAAACACAACCCGTCGGAGCTTAACGAGATAACTAGACAGTTTCCGTTCAGCGAAGACGAGGCATTCCGCGACAGTATCGATGGTAGCCTATTCAACATAGGTAAGATCTACCAGCAGATACAATACAATGATGAGCTATACCCAAATCCAGTGGTTAGGGGCAACTTCGTTTGGAAAGAAAAAGACAAAGAGGTTGTGTTTTCTCCAGACTCTAACGGCAGGTTCCGCGTGGCTTGGATGCCACCTGCGGAACAACGCAACGTTAGAAAGATGGATAGGGGTAAGCTTGTCGCTCCATTTGCAGACAGAGGATGCGGTGGTGTTGACTCCTATGACCTCGACTCCACAGTCGACGGGAGAGGCTCTAAGGGGGCGTTACATCTCTACAACAAGTTTCATATGGAGAACCCCTCTAATATGTTCGTTGTAGAGTACGCCTCACGTCCAGATCTAGCCAAGATCTTCTACGAAGATGTCCTTATGGCTGCTTTCTTTTACGGATATCCACTCCTCGTGGAAAACAACAAGTACGGCATCGTAAGATACTTTGAATCAAGAGGTTACGATGGGTACTTAATGAACAGACCAGAGCACCTAAAGACCCCAAACTCAAGGGTCAATGTAAAGACCAAGGGCATTCCGTCTAACTCTCAAGATGTTATTCAGTCTCACGCTCAGTCTATTGAAGCCTATATCCACGATCACGTGGGCGAGAACTACGACACTGGTGAATATGGCAAGATGTACTTTAATCGTACATTAGAGGACTGGATAGGCTTCAAAATTAACGACAGAACTAAATATGACTTGACAATCAGTTCTGGCTTAGCTTTGCTGGCAGCCCAGAAAGTTAAACAGAAGCCGAAGTCAGACCTTGCGGAGAAGGTATTCTTCCGTCGATATAAGACGATCGGATGATTTATTATATTTGCAAAAATGTATAGTACTGGCAACATCAATAAAAAGGGGAGCTTTCCAGACCCCCTGGCCGACAGATCTGAAAAGTCCTCCGAGGAGTACGGCCTTCAGTACGCAAGAGCCATATTTTCTCAATGGGGAAAGCAGACAGACTCGACTTCTCTGTTGGGGAAAAGAAACAAAGTCTTTGAAAGAAACAGAGATTACGCTAACGGAAACCAAGACACGTCAATCTACAAGCAGCTTCTTAACTCATTGTCTCCCAACAAAGGAGACGGTAGTTTGTTGAACCTGGACTTTACCCCAGTTCCTATCCTGCCAAAGTTTGTTCGTGTTGTTGCAAATAAAATATTATCTCGCAACCCGTATCCAAACCTGGAATCCGTAGATCCGCTTTCTTCTTCTGAGAAGAACAAGATGAAGGACAAGATTCGTGTTCAGGTGGAAAACAAGCCTGCGTTACAGCAACTTAAGGAAACAACTGGACTGGTCCTAGATATGGATCCAGACCAGATACCAGACACTCTTGAGGAGGCTGAAATCTTTTTGGAAACAAATATCAAGACCGACGCAGAGGTAGCGGCTCAGATCGCAACCAACATGACTCTAGAGTGGTCTAACTTTAACGACACCACATACAGACGATGCGTTAACGACATTGTGGCGCTAGGTATGGCCGTCACCAAAAGAGATAACGATCCGTCCTATGGTATTGACGTCAAGTATGTAGACCCAGTGAACTTTGTCCACAGCTACACAGAGGACCATAACTTTGGTGACCTCGTGTATGCTGGGCACGTAGAGCGAATTTCTATCGGGGAGCTGAAGCGCAAAATGGCTGGCGAAAAACCTGAGGAGTACTTCAAGGAGCTGGCTAAGCAGGTGAAAAGCAACGAAGGGAACAATCCAGCGGATTTTTCGAAGACAAGGTATGATGAGCGCATGCAGCGCACCGAATACGGATATGACGGGTACATGCTTGATGTGCTGTCGTTTGAGTTTATTTCGGTAGACACCATTTACTTCGAAGAAAAAGAAAACCGATTCGGTAATGTCAACTTCTACTTGAAGGGCTTTGAATACAAGGAGCGTAAAAACTCTGTGTTCGAAAGAACCCCTCACAAGATGGAGGTTGCGTCTGTATACGGAGGCAAGTTTATTGTCGGAACGGATTGCATTTTTGACTATGGCCCGATGAAGAATATTCCAAAGAATATTCATGACATCAGCAGAGCCAAGCTGTCTTATTCTGTGGTTGCAACAAACATCCGTAGAATGGTTCCTAAGTCTATGGTTGAGAGCTGCACTGGTTTTGCGGATATGCTTCAGCTGACGCACCTTAAAATTCAGCAAGCCGTAGCAAAGGCAAAGCCAGACGGATTGATTATTGATATTGAAGGTCTTGAGAACGTTCAGCTCGGAAAAGGAGGTGAGCTTCAGCCGCTAGAGCTTCATGATATCTACGAACAAACTGGTGTCTTCTATTACAGAAGTAGAACGCCAGAAGGAGGACAGCAGGCACCACCGATTCAGCAGATTCCAAACTCGATTCGGAACATCAACGAAATGATTGCTCTGTACAATCATTATTTGCAGTTGATTCGCGACACAACGGGGATCAACGAGCAAATGGACGGCACGACGCCTAAAGCTGACGCTCTTGTAGGGGTTCAGCAAATAGCTATCCATCAGGGAAACAATGCTATTCACGACATCACAAACGCCTCATTGACCCTGTATAAGACAGTGTGTCAAGACGTGGTAAAATGCCTTCAGATTCTTCCAGAAGGTTCTGTCATCTACGATATTTATGCCAACGCTATCGGTGAGTCCAATATGGGTGTTCTAAACTCATTCAAAGATCTGCCTATGTACAACTTTGGCGTTATGGTCGTTAGAGACATGGAGGACAAAGACAAAGAGTACCTGGAGCAAAACATTCAGATGGCCATACAGCAAGGTCAGATAGACCTTGAAGACGCTATGGCAGTCAGAAGTATGAAGGATATCAACCAGGCGGAAAGACTTCTTGTTTTGCGCAGAAAGAAGCGCATGGCTCAGCAGTCAGAGCAAGCAGCTCAAAACTCTCAGATGCAGGCCCAGCAAGCTCAGCAAGCTGCGCAGGCCGCATCACAGGGAGAGCAGCAAAAGCTCCAGATGGAGGCGCAGATAAGGCAGCAAGAAATGCAGCTTAAGGCTCAGCTTGAGATGCAACTAGAGCAAGCCAAGCATGAGATGCGCAAAGAGATTGAAATGATTAAAGCTCAAGCCACCCTTGGTTTCCGTGAAGACGACCAAAACTTCAAGGAGAAGATTGAGGTTATGAAAGAGCAGAACAAGAGCGATAGACAAGAAAGACAGCTGGCTGCGACTCAAGAAGAGCCACAGCCTGCTCCTGAAATGACCGCAGATAATACTGAATCAAATGTGCCTGCAGATATGGAGGCACAGCTAATGTCTATGATGAATGAAGCAGCGACTAAAAGACAAGCTTAAAAGGTATGGGCTCTCTGGGCTCAACAAGCCCAAGAGATCCCCTAAGGGGAAGAAGTCTCACGTTGTGGCGGTCCGCGACAACGGCAAGGTTAAAATCATACGCTTCGGCGAAAGAGGTGCAGAAACTGCAGGTAAGCCGAAGGCTGGTGAGTCTGCCCGCATGAAGGCGAAGCGGAAATCATTTAAGGCTCGCCACAGAAAGAACATTGCTAAGGGTAAGACAAGCGCAGCTTACTGGGCAGACAAAGTGAAGTGGTCATGAAGGTTCTTAAGAAAAAAGTATCGGTAGATCCCCCTAAGGGATATCACTGGATGGAAGAGGGTGGTAGATATTATCTCATGAGCGGTGAATATAAGCCACACCCAGGCGCCGTGGCCAAAGCTCAGTTTAAAACTGTAACCCATGGCAAAAAGTAAAAGCAGAGTAAACGAGGCTGGAAATTACACAAAGCCGTCGCTTAGAAAAAGATTATTTAATCGCATCAAGGCAGGCACTAAGGGTGGTAATGCTGGGCAGTGGTCTGCCCGCAAAGCTCAGATGCTAGCCAAGCAGTACAAAGCTGCAGGCGGTGGATACAAAGACTAATGCCTAGACTTAAAAAATCACAGAAGTCTTTAAAGGACTGGACGTCACAAAAGTGGATGACGTCTGGCACTCACGCAAATAAAAAGAAAGGCAGCTCCAAGGAGGTTAAGTCTGCTGGAAAGAAGCGGTATCTGCCTAAGGCAGCATGGGACGCTTTGAGTAAAGGCGAGAAGGCGGCTACAAACAAAGCGAAGGCATCGAGCAGTAAGCAGTTTGTCAAACAACCCAAGTCTATTGCTCGTAAAACTTCACGTTACAGATAATTACTATATTTGCAGAAATAACAAATACAAATGGCTACTACCACTGTTACCCTATCGATTGCAAGTGCAGACCTGACGACAGACGCTCTGTCGTTGAGCGCTACTAAAACGCTGTACAATGCAGGCACCTCTACGGGTATGTCTCAGGTTGAAGGTGTGGCAAAAAAGTTTTTGGCTGGGGACGCTACCAACCCTCAGAACTACGTTATTGGTAACGCAAGCGTGTCCAAGTTTACTGCTGGCGGCGCAACCAAGATCTACATTAAGAATACATCTACTGTGACCTCTGACTACCTCACGGTTATCGTCGGAGAGGACGCAGGCGCTTCAGACGGAACCTACACTGGTCAGGAGTTGGGTAGACTTTATGGAGGTGACTTTTTGTTCATCCCGTGGTCTGCCGTGACTACCTCAACCCCAGACTCTGACATTATTGTTCAGACTCCAGCTAACTCTCTCAACCAAGAGGTCGAATACCTTATAATTTTCGAATAATGCCTACAACCACAGCTACACTCACGCTTACTAGCGCAGACCTCACAAGCGACGCTTTGTCTCTCAGCACCACTGCTACGCTCACGCAGCACAACAGCGACACTGGTCTTGACTACACGACTGGCGTAAACAGAATTACATACGGAAGCACTCAAACCAACACCACTCTTATTGCGTCTGCTGACTACACCGCTGCAAAGGCTCACAAGATTTACATCAAGAATTTGTCAACAAGCAACTCTGATTCTTTGACCATTGAGGTTGCTGCACGAGAACTTGGAGACTTGTATGGTGGTGATTGGTCATTCTTTCCGTACGACGCATCAAGCGATATCACCATATCAACAAGCGGTGCTCTCAGCGTTGAGTACATGGTAATCTATCAACAGTAATGGCATCAGTTAGCGTAACACTAGGTATTAGCAGCAGCGACGTTCTAAGCACAAGCGTTGGCTTGAGCGCCAGGATGTCTCTAGAGGCCGACTCTGGAACCATTATAAAGTCTAGAATTGCAGACACCACAGGGGCTGTAAAGGAAACCTCTGGAGGCGCTGGAGACGGAGAGCTAAACGGGGTCACTGTATATAAGGCGAATGACAAGCAGACTAGGGCTTATGTTTACGTAAGAAACCTGTCCGATGTTCTCGAAGACTACATCTACGTGTACAACTCTACCGATAGTGATTTAGGATTTACTACTTTTTCTGAAGCTTCTGTAGCAAAGATCGGAGGTGGTCAGTTTGCATTTATCCCTGTGTCCGTAGACACTACATTTAAGGCATACGCCACAAAAGCAAATCAAGTTATTGAATACGGAGTCTTCGGAATGGACGACCCAGATTATATATTAGAATAATGGCACATCCATCAGACACACTACCTAAGGACGTCTACGTTCTCGACGCAACAAATGCTCTCGTTCCTTCAGAAGGGAAGTACATCTTCGCTCTGCTGAACCCCACTGCCGCAGCGATTAATGCCACGGTAAAAGGTAGCATTTACAACTGGGATGGCACGACATCTACATATAAGCAGATTGCATCCACGGCCACGGACGTTATTCCCGTGCAGCCAGGAGCTGTCGTATACGGTAGATTTACCTCTTGCCTTGCCAGCGCAGCAGACCTGATCTGCTACGTAGGATAAAATAGAATAAAAATTTAAATATAATGGAAGAGAATACAACTCCAGAAATCCAGGTCTTCGACAACCCCGAAGACCTTGCTGCATCTATGAGTGCAGGGTCACAATCTGTCGAACAACCACAAGAAACGATTCAAGAGACCTCTCCTGAGGCTTCTCCTGAACCTTCTTATGAGGGCAATGAGTCTACCCCATACGTAGACCCAGAGGCATCTCCTACACAAGAGCAGTCACAATTTGATGCCGTTGTAGAAAGCAGACAGGAAACTCCTTACGAACGCCCTCAGTACACTCAAGAGGATGTAGACAACAGAATTCTTAGTTACGTGAGCCAAAGGCTCAATAGAGAAATTAACTCTTTCGAGGATTTCAATCAACCTCAGGTAAACGAAAGTGTTGAAGCCATCAACCGCTTCGTCCAAGAGACAGGACGTACGCCACAAGATTGGTTTAAATACCAGACGTTGAACCCAGAGGGGATGGATGATCTCACCGCCGTTAAGGTTGCTGCGGCTGCAGGTTACAAAAACCTGTCACCGCAGGAGATCGATATGCTCGTTAGTGACAATTATAAATTAGACGCTGAGAAGCACGGAGAAGAGACAGCAAGACTTGCTGCTCTTCGTCTTAAAATTGATGCTGAACAGGCACGCGCAGAGATCCAGGAGATTAGAGATCAATACGCGGCACCTATTCAAAATCAGAACGAAGACGAACCTCTGTTCGATCAGCAATGGATCAACAACATGGCTAACGAGTTTAGCTCAGTCGAAGGGTTGGAGTTTGACCTCGGAGACGGAAGTAGCATGACTTTTGGCCTGAATGATCAATATCGCCGATCCATGATGGAAAGAGGCGCTAAACTAGATGAGTTCTTCGACCCTTTCTTTAGAGAGGACGGGAGCTTTGACTACGATGGGCTTGCTACACAGATGGCAGTGCTTGACAACATCGACACCATTGTGCGTGCTGCGTACAACAAGGGTCGTGGTGACGGGCAACGCGGTCTTGTAAACAAAGCCGCTAACGTAGGTATGGTTCAGCCAAACTCTGGAAGCATGAATGAATCAAACCCGCTTGGCGAGCAGGTAAGAAATTTGATGAGCAAAAGCTCTGATAAACTAACATTCAACATCTAAAAAACTAAATAATTATGGCTACTATAGGAACGGGTACTAACTACTCTCTGGACCAGGCGCCAGCGAGTCTTAAGCTGACGCCCGATAAGTACACTACCCTTAACGACCTCGTTAAGACCACTAAGGACTTTGTCCTTCCTGACTTGGTTCAGTCTTACGGCGACCAAGGCATTACTGGATTTTTGAACCTCGTTGGCGCCGTTAAGAGCGGCGGCACTTCCGACATGATCGACTGGTGGGAATCTGGTCGTCGTCACAAGGCTATCGATGCCACTGCTGCTCAGCAGACCTTGACTACTGGTGCGACCCCCGCTACTGGTAAGTTGGTTATTGACTTCGGCTCCGCTGACGACAACCTCAACTCAGGTATCAGAAAGCAGGACGTCGTTATGGACGCCGCTACTGGTACTCGCTGGATCTGTGACGCTACTCCAGACGCTTCTGGAGTAGTATTGAGGAAGCTCGACGGAACAGACGTTGTTACTGCTGACACCGATGCAACCACGGACTCTAAGTTCATCGTCTTGGGCAACATGTACGGACAGGGTACGGCACAGCCCGATCGCTTCTGGGATTCAGACGTTAAAAAGCGTCAGAACTCATTCATGATCGTAAAGGATCGCTACCAGGTCAACGGCTCTCAGGCAACCAACATTGGCTGGGTCAACCTCGGCAACGGTGACTACAGATGGTTCATGTACGGCGAGCAAGAAGCACGCAAGCGCTTCGAAGATCGCAGAGAGATGATGTTGCTTTTCGGTGAGAAGACTACCACTACGGACGGTGATGCTGCTGCTGATATGGCTGGCGGAGTCTTCGGATCTGAGGGTTACGTCTCTGCTATCGAGGACAGAGGTATTGTCATCTCTAATGCGAACGCAAACCCAATGGATAGCTTCTCTGAGTTCGACGACTTGATCTTGCAGCTCGATAAGCAGGGTGCTCCTTCTGAGTACGCTATGTACTTGAACAGAAAGCAAGACCTCGCTATCGACGACATGCTGGCTTCTGGTATCGCAACTTCAGTAACTGCAGGCCTGGCTGGTCAGTTCGGTGCGTTCAACAACGATGCTGATATGGCCGTCAAGCTCGGCTTTAAGTCGTTCACTAGAGGCGGTTACACTTTCCACAAGCACGACTGGAAACTCCTGAACGATCCTACACTCTTGGGTGCGGGTAACTACCTGCAGGGAGCTATGATTCCATTGACTAATGTTACTGACGCTCGTTCAGGCGCTAAGGCTCCTGCACTCGCTATGTACTACAAGGAAGCAAATGGCTACTCTCGCGAGTTGGAGCACTGGGTAACTGGCGGAGGTGTCCTTGGACATAACAACAACGGTGACTCTGGTGAGGACACGGCAACGTTCCACTACCGCTCAGAGATCGCTCTCTGCACTCGCGCTGCTAACCAGCACGTTATCATCAAGGGATAATTAATCTGAAGTGACGGACGGGGCTTCGGCCCTGTCCTAACTTCATAAAATCTTACTCATGAGCTTTACAGGTATTTTTATTCCAACTGGAGCGGCAGGACCTACTGCCATCTCTACTAGCGGAACAACTCAGGAGTTGGATCCAGCGGACTCTCCAATTATCAACTTGACTTCTACGACTGCAGCAGACGTCGCAACCCTCCCAGCCCCGCAGAAAAAATCTGCAAAGGTTCAGGAAAGCGGCTCTTTTGTGATTCCAAAAGTCATTATTGGTCAGTACCTCAACCTTAAGCTGGTTGTTGACGGAGGAGAGCTTGTTGTCACAACAACTGATGTTGCTGGCAGTGCAATGACACTTACGTTTTCAGATGCTAACGATGAAATTATTCTCGTTGCTGCTGAAAACGGATACGCCATCCTCAAGAACGAGGGTGTTGTTGTTGCTTAAGTTTTACCACAACAATGAAACAGGCCCTACGGGGCCTTTTTCTTTTTAGTATATTTGCATCAGTTAAATCCAATGAAGAAGTTTTTTCTCTTTAGACAAGAGCCTGTACAGGCCGCAAGCGTTAGATCGTCCGACACAGGGCTTGGTCTTAGCATATTTGTCATCCCCGTAGACAAGCTTTCGTTTATGACCGCCACAGACGGGGAGGTACAGCTTGTATTCGACGACGCCACGCTCTATCAAGAATCAGCTCTTTATACAGGCGAGGCCATCGAAAAGACAGCTGTCAACGTTGCCTGCAAGAAGGGCGATGAGATGAAGCTTATAGACGACGTGATGAAATTTATATCGTCTGATAAGGCAGTAAGCCGCTTCATGAGATTTGACGGAGCTACAGGCGGATATACATCAGAGTATGTAGACACAACCAAAGCTCAGACTGTTGTGCCTAAGATCAAGGCCAACCCGATCAACGTACAGACTGGAGAGAGAAGCTTTGGTGATGCTACCGCGATCGCTGCAAATACGATCGCTGGCATCAACTTTAACTACACGCAGCCGTTCCTCGACTACAACCACGAAGGGTTAGCGTCCACGACCGACGCGGCACAGATCAATTCGTGGGATAATGCAGGGACAGGAGGTGCAACATACGACATCTCTACAAACGTAGGTACGCCAGAGTGTGTAGACCCAGACGTAAGGGATCTTGGCCTGGCATACAAGGGTGCTTTACTCAACGAAGGTGAGCACTTTATCGTCCCGTCTGCCACGATTAAAGACGACTATACGCTGTACTTTGTGACTAGCACGAAGTACGCCGCAGACCTCTACTCACCGTACTTTATGACACTTTACGGAGATGCGGCTGGCGAGACACTCGGCCCAGGAGGGCAGTTCATTGAAGATGGGGCTGCAGATAAAGTTAAACTGTCTACAAGGTATTTTTCATTTAGGCACTCTGGAAAGACTGGGGCTCCCGCTGTATTGCTTGCAGACGATCAAATTGTTCAGAGGAACACAGACTCGGAATTTAATCCGTGTCATGTGTTCATTATCAGGAGAACTGCAGATCACACCATATTTGTACACGACAGAACAGGTAAAGTGATTGCCCAAATAGACGACCTGGAGTTCAGTGCGAATACAGCGTTTCATAAGGAGTCACACGCCCCTAGATGTACAGAAGGACCGCTTCTTATCGAAAGGCTTGGTACGGCTGCAGACATACTTACGAACCATTACCATAAGCAGGTTCTCGGTAGATTCGGGGTTATCCCGTCAGATATAGGTTTTAACGAGTCGGTCAGGTTGGCCGACGATCTTTATAAATTATATTCAAAATAATTCATCATGTCAGAAACGACAA